TAAACTTATTTTGTATATTTGTTCTAAACCAAAAATTAATTATTATGGAAAACCAACAAGAAAGAGAGTTTACAGCTGAAGAGTTGGCTGCTCAAAAAGAACAAATGCTTCAATTCTATACTGATTCCTTGCCCTACTTAGAAGCACAACTCAAGTATGAAGAAGTTCTTATGAAGATTGATGAGGTAAGATATAAGAGAACGCACATTCAAATGCAGTATGCTATGATGGCTCAATCTCAACAAGAACAAGAATTAGAACCAGAAGATGAGTTAGAAGAAAGAGGTTCTGATAATGATATTGATAAAGAACCTTCTATGCCTGAGCAGAGTAAAAGAAAGCTCAGAAAAGGATAGTCATGGCTATAGTTAATCAAGTACAGAAAAGAGTAAAAATGCCTAAATGGGATCTGGTCAAGTATCAGATCCTAACGCATTGTTACATTAATAAACTTTCTCTAAGTGAATCTGACTTGAACTGTTTAACACTATTAAGCTTTAATCAACCAGTTGAACTAACAGACTTCTGTTATGATGCTTCTTCAGAAGAAGGTTGGATCTTTAAATCCCCACAGACTGTAAGGAATTCTATAAATAAAGCAGAGAAGATAGGGCTTGTTATAAGAAGTGATGATAATAAAAAGTCTATAATATTAAATCCAAATATGATGGTGCAAACAGAGGGTACAGTTTTATTAGATTTTAAGTTCTTAGGTACTGATTCTCAAGAAGCTGAATAGATGAATCCTAAAAAATCTAGTACTCTATACAAGGAAGTTGCAGAAGAACTAAATGTTTTAGAAAGCCTTGTCGGTGATATGGTAGAGTTTTATTATAAAGATCTTAGAAGTCAGTTAAGTAGTCTTAAGCATCCAAGAATAAATGTAGAAGGTTTAGGCCAGTTTGTTATAAAACAAAAACTAGCAGAAGTTTACATATCAAAGTTAACTAAAATGCTTCCTACTCATGACGTATCAACCTTTAGAGCATACCATAATAAAAAAGCTATGCAAGAAAAGCTTCAGTTATTAAATGATGTGTCTGTAAAGATTGAACAGGAAAAAAAGAGAAAAGAAGAATTTACTAAAAACAAAAATAATGAAAGCAGCACTCAGAGCAATTTGGGAGAACAAGACTAAGATCATTGAAGGCATTAAGAACTCAGTTATTAGAGATGAGTTTGTAGAAGATGTTGCCCGCATGAGATATGATGTCTGTGATGAATGCCCAAGTAAGGGAAAGAAATGTGCAGTAAAGGGTACAGCACCATGTTGTAATGAATGTGGATGCTCATTAACTTTTAAGACAAGATCTCTTTCTTCAGAATGTCCTCTTGGTAAATGGCAAGCAATTGCTACAGAAGAGGAAGAAGATAAACTAGAACAATTATGAGCATAGTATTTAATGCAGATGACCACAGTTATGTTAGTGTAGATCCAAATGATCAGATCAAATGGACTAGTGTAACAACATTGATATCTTGTTTAAAGAAACCTTTTGATGCAAAAAAAGTAGCAGAGAGAGTAACTAAGAGCAAGAGATCAAAATGGTATGGTGTAGAACCCAAACTCATTGTACAGATATGGGATAATGAAGCTACTAGAGCTACAACACTTGGTACATTCTATCATAACCAAAGAGAATCTGACTTATGTTCATTGGCTTCTATAGAAAGAGAAGGGGTAACAGTTCCAGTATTTAAACCTTATGAAGGAGAGAATGGTTTAAAAATAGCACCTCTACAAAAACTAGATCCAGGTATATATCCTGAACATATGGTCTATCTTAAGTCAGCAGGTTTATGTGGCCAATCAGATTTAGTTGAAGTAGTCAATGGTAGAGTTAATATTATTGACTACAAAACTAATAAGGAGATTAAAACAGAATCTTTTAAGAACTGGGAGGGCATGTCAGAAAAAATGCTTGATCCAGTACAGCATTTAGATGATTGCAACTTTAATCACTATGCATTACAACTCAGTGTTTATATGTATATTATATTAAAGCATAACCCTAAATTACAGGCTGGAAAGATATTTATACATCATATTACATTTGAAGTAGATGGTGAAGACAAATATGGTTATCCAATATCTAAACTAGATGTAAATGGTGAACCTATTGTTAAAGAAGTTATTCAGATGCCGGTACCTTATTTATATGATGAAGTCATTTCAATAATTAACTTTATGAAAGAGTTCCCACACTTAATTAAAAAGAAATGATTGTAAGACTATTTGATGTTCAGAATGGTAAAGTAATTCCTACAGAACATTGTTATACACTTAAAGCACTTAAAGATGTCATGGATAACTATCCAGATGATTATCTTAAAGTATATCTATATCTCTTCTATATGACATGTCCTAACCCGGATATGAATCCTTTTTTTCATACTCCAGAAGTAGATAAAGAACATATTATATTAAAAGAGATAGAAGCAGAATTCTCTACAGAGGATGATGATATACATACAGCTCTCTTATTCTGCCAGAGAATGTATGAGACTCCTACATCTAGAGCATACAAAGGTATGGCATCTATGTTAGATAGATTAGCTAGATATATGGAGACTACGCAGATTACTGCAGGTAGAGATGGTAATATTAACTCTCTTGTAGCAGCAGCAAAAAACTTTGACCAGATTAGAGCATCATTTAAAGGAGTATATAAAGATCTTCAAGATGAGCAATCTAGTAAAGTAAGAGGTGGAATCGGAATGGCATATGACCAGTAACTATGAGTGAAATCTATCAAGACATACCAACCTATGATAACGGACAATGGACAACCACAAACTTTGACTCCAGAGAGGACTTCAACAACTTCATATTTGGAGTTTTCAAGGAACCTGGTAAGTACGGCTTCAACGACACTACTAATCAGATATTTATATCAGAGTCAAACAAGTTTAGAAGTGATGGAGTATATTGCACAGCCCCCTTTAAGTCTAAGGACTTTGTAAACTATTGGGATGACCAAAAGCAAAAATGTAGAAAAGGTATTATTGTAAAAGATAGTACTAACACATGGTTTCTTGCAAGAGAGTACTACATGTGGTTAAATTTTTTACCAATCTTTGATAAAGAACTACAGAAGTTTGGATTTGCTAAGATTCGAGATGCTCAGTATCACATGGCTCTTTATGAACTACTAGCAGAGTTAAACTATAAACATGTAGGTATTCTAAAGAAACGTCAGATTGCATCTTCATACTACCACATGGGTAAACTTATAAATCAGCAATGGTTTGAGCCCGGGGTTACTCTTAAGATTGGTGCATCACTTAAGGATTATATAAATGAGAAAGGTTCCTGGAAATTCTTACAGGAGTATGCAGCATTTTTAAATGAGCATACAGCATGGTATAGACCTATGTCTCCAGACAAGGTAATGATGTGGCAACAGAAGATTGAAGTTAGAAAAGGAGATAGAAAAACAGAAGTTGGTCTCAAGGGTACTATACAAGGTATGTCATTTGAGAAAGATCCAACAAATGGTGTAGGGGGTCCGGTAAAATACTTCTTCCATGAGGAGGCAGGTATTGCTCCAAAGATGGATCAGACATATGAGTATATGCGCCCAGCCATGAGATCAGGTATGGTTACTACAGGTATGTTCATTGCAGCAGGATCTGTGGGTGACTTGTCCCAGTGTGAACCACTAAGAGACATGATCTTGAATCCACTTTCAAAAGATATTTATGCAGTTGAAACTGATCTTATTGATGAAAAAGGTACTACTGGTTTGTCAGGATTGTTTATTCCTGAGCAATGGTCAATGCCTCCCTATATTGATGACTTTGGTAACTCTCTTGTAACTGAAGCTCTAGAAGCTTTAGATAGACAGTTTGAGCAGTGGAAGAAAGAACTTAATCCAGAAGACTATCAGCTTAGGATATCTCAGCACCCAAGAAATATTAGAGAAGCATTTGCACATAGATCAGTATCTTTATTTCCTACACACTTGGTTGCTGCACAGCAAAGAAGAATTGAGGAGAAAGAATATGCTTATGAGTTCTTAGATATCTTTACTGATGACATGGGTAAAATTACTGTAAGATCTACAGATAAGCAACCTATTAAAGAGTTTCCAGTATCCAAGAAATTAGAAGACAAAACAGGAGTACTTGTTGTATGGGAAAGACCTATTAAAGATCCAACCTTTGGACAATACTATGCATCTATTGACCCCGTGTCAGAAGGTAAAACAACAACATCAGAATCACTCTGTTCTATTTATATTATGAAAGCTCCTGTAGAAGTAACTAAAGTTACTATGGGAGAAACTGAAACATACATAGAACCAGATAAGATTGTAGCTGCATGGTGTGGTAGGTTTGATGATATCAACAAAACTCATCAGAGACTAGAGTTAATTATTGAATGGTACAATGCTTGGACAGTAATTGAGAACAACATTTCACTATTTATCCAATACATGATATCTAAAAAGAAACAAAGATATCTTGTACCTAAGAGTCAGATCATGTTCTTGAAAGATCTGGGTGCAAATGCTAACGTATTCCAGGAGTATGGTTGGAAAAACACAGGTACATTATTTAAAGCACACTTGTTAAGTTATACCATTGAGTACTGTAAAGAGGAACTAGATGTAGAAACTAAAACAGATGGTACTATTGTAAGAACCAAATATGGAATAGAACGTATTCCAGATCCTATGTTACTTAAAGAAATGCAAGAATATGCAGATGGTGTCAACGTGGATAGACTTGTTTCATTTGCAGCCTTAGTTGCTTTCATGAGAATACAGCAAGCTAACAGAGGTTACTCTAAGAGAGTTATCATGGATGATGCTTCTAAAAACTTGCAAAAGTCAAATAATTTGTTTAAATTAAATAGAACCCCGTTCCGTCATATGGGACAGGGGTCTAAAGTTATTAATGGGCAAGTTTTTAATAGGTCAGCTTTTAAAAACTTTAAATAGTAGATATGCAGGTATATAATGCTTTACAATTAAAAAAGGGTGCTAAGGTTGAGCAAAACAGACTTGGTAGTGTTATGCAACCACTTCAGTTCGTACCTGAGAAAGAGAAGGATGATGAGTGGGCTGCCTGGAACTTAGACTGGTTAGAATGGAATGGTCTAAAACAAATCCGTAGAAATGCCCGCAAGTTAATGAAGAACTACAAACTTGCAAAAGGTATCATTGATAGAACTGACTATATTATAGAAGAGAACAATGAGTACAAAGATGTTGTAGAACTACTTACCAAAGATGACCCCTCAGTACTAGAACTAAAGTTCTATCCTATTATTCCAAATGTTGTTAATGTTCTTGTAGCTGAATTTGCTAAGAGATCTACTAAACTTACATACAGAGCTATTGATGAGCATTCATATAATGAAATGCTTGAGCAAAAAAGAGCAATGGTAGAAGAGACTCTTATGGCTGATGCTCAGATGAAGATTGTTACTTCTCTCATTGAACAAGGTCTAGATCCAGAATCTGCAGAAGCACAAGAAGAACTTTCTCCAGACAAACTCAAAACACTTCCCGAAATTGAACAATTCTTTAAAAAGAGTTATAGATCAATGGTGGAAGAATGGGCAACTCATCAACATAAAGTAGATGTTGAGAGATTTAGAATGGAAGAACTTGAAGAAAGAGGTTTCCGTGACATGCTTATTACAGATAGAGAGTTTTGGCATTTTCATATGATGGAAGATGATTATGAAGTAGAGCTCTGGAATCCTGCAGTTACATTCTACCATAAATCTCCAGATGCAAGATATATTTCTCAAGGTAACTGGGTAGGTAAAATTGACATGCTTACTGTATCTGATGTTATTGATAAGTTTGGTTATATCATGACAGAAGAGCAACTTGAGGCTCTTGAAGCAATTTATCCTATCAGATCTGCAGGTTATAATATTGGTGGACTACAGAATGATGGTTCATTCTATGATGCTACTAAAACTCATGACTGGAATACTAATATGCCATCACTTGCATATAGACAATATACTTCTGCTGTAGCAGGTTCTGTATACAATGGTGGAGATATTATAAATCAAATCTTATCACAAGGAGAAGACTACTTTGATCAGGGTACAGCATTCTTACTTAGAGTAACTACCGGTTACTGGAAGTCTCAAAGAAAAGTAGGTCATCTAACTAAAGTAACTGATACCGGAGAAGTACTTACTGAAATTATTACAGAAGACTATAAGGTAACAGATAAACCTGTATATGATACAAGACTCTTTAAGAACAAGACAAGAGATAACGTAATCTTTGGAGAGCATATTGACTGGATCTGGGTAAATGAAGTTTGGGGTGGTATTAAGATTGGTCCTAACTTACCTTCTTTCTGGGGTATGAATAACCCTGGTGGGTTTTCTCCAATTTATATTGGTATACAGAATAACCATATTGCTCCACTTAAGTTTCAATTTAAGGGAGACAATAGTTTGTATGGTTGTAAGTTGCCAGTAGAAGGCTCCGTATTCTCAGATAGAAATACTAAGTCTACTGCACTTATTGATTTAATGAAACCATACCAGATTGGATACAACATTGTAAATAATCAGATTGCAGATATCTTAGTAGATGAACTTGGTACAGTAATTATGCTTGACCAAAATAGTTTACCCAAGCACTCACTTGGTGAAGACTGGGGTAAGGGTAATTATGCTAATGCATATGTAGCAATGAAGAACTTCCAAATTCTTCCTCTTGATACATCTATTACAAATACAGAGAATGCATTAAACTTTAACCATTTCCAAAAATTAGATCTAGCTCAGACAGAAAGATTAATGTCAAGAATTCAATTGGCTAATCACTTTAAGCAACAAGCATATGAAGTAATTGGTGTCAATCCACAGAGAATGGGACAACAGTTATCTCAGATGACTGCTACAGGTGTAGAACAAGCAGCTGCGGCTTCTTATGCACAGACAGAGATATTCTTTATCCAACACTGTGATTATCTAATGCCTAGAGTACATCAAATGCGTACAGACCTAGCACAATACTATAACTCAACTAAACCATCTGCAAGACTAAGTTATATTAGTGGAGCAGATGAAAAAGTAAATTTTGAGATTAATGGTACAGATCTCCTAATGAGAGACCTTAACATATTCTGTAGTACCACTGCAAACCATAGAGCTGTTCTTGAACAGTTAAAGCAAATGGCTATGCAAAATAATACTACTGGTGCATCTATCTATGATCTAGGTAAAGTTGTTCAATCTGAATCTGTAGCTGAACTTAGTACAGCACTTAAAGATTCTGAAGAAAAACAACAAGCTCAGAAACAACAAGAAATGCAACAGCAGCAAGAAATGCAGCAACAACAAATTCAGTCTCAACAACAAATTGAGAAAATGAAAATTGATTCTGTTGCTGCTGAGAAAGAGAAAGATAGACAAAGAGATATTCTAGTTGCTGAAATTAGAGCTGCCGGTATGGGTGCTATGACTGATGTAAATAAAAACATGGAATCTGACTATATGGATGCCATGAAAGATATTAGACAAACAGAGCAGTATCAACAACAAACAGATCTTCAAAGAGAGAAACAAACTAATGAAAACATGAGACAATCTCAGAAGATGGATCTTGAAAGACAGAAGTTACAAACTCAGAGAGAAATAGCAGATAAACAACTACAAGTAGCTAGAGAAAATAAAAATAGATTTGATAAAAAATCTTCTGAGAAGAAATAGATAATGGCTAGCTATATAGTCCAAAAAATTATCATTCCTATTTTAAATATTTGAAGTTTATTTTGTATATTAAATTATAACCAAAACCAACAGTAATGGAAGAAACCAACAAAAAGCCTGAAGATCAGGTACAAGACTCTACAACGGTAGGTCAGGTAGATGTAAACATTGATGAACTATTTGGAATGCCTGGGGCAGAGAATGTAATGTTACCCTCAGATACTGATAGTTCAAATGACAGTCCAAAGTCTGTGTTCTCAAAAACACAGGATTTAGACACCACGTTCCTTGACAAGAAAGATGATAATCCTGATCCAGCAGCACCAGTATCAGCAAAGCAAGTTGATGAAGCAATAGCTCAACTTGATGACATGATTAGTCAAGAAGAAGAAACTGGTAACAAAGGAAGACCTAAAGTAGATAAGTCCGGTCTTTCTGAGCTAGCCCTAAAGATGATTGAAGAAGGTACACTTATTCCCTTTGATGATGACAAACCATTAGAGGAATATACTACTAAAGACTTCAGAGAATTATTTGAAGCTAACTTCCAAGAAAGAGAGAATAAGATCAGACAAGATACTCCAAGAGAGTTCTTTCAATCTCTTCCTGAAGAACTTCAAGTAGCAGCTAAATATGTAGCTGATGGTGGTACAGATTTAAAAGCTCTCTTTAGAACTCTTGCAGAGGTAGAAGAAGTAATTGATCTAGATCCAAGTAATGAGTATGATCAAGCAGAGATTGCAAGACAATACTTATATGCTAAAAGATTTGGCTCTCCAGAAGAGATTGAAGCTGAAATCAATGACTGGGCCGATATGGGTAAACTAGAAGCAAAAGCTCAACAGTTTAAACCACAGTTAGACAGAATGCAAGAAGAAGTAGTAGCTAGAAAACTTGCAGAACAAGAGCACAAAAAAGAACAACAAGCTCAACAAGCAAGAGTATACACAGAGAATGTGTATAACACACTTGTTGCAGGTGACTTAAATGGAATTAAACTTGATAAGAAAACCCAGAGTATGTTATACTCAGGATTAGTACAACCAAGTTATCCATCTATCTCTGGAAGACAAACTAACTTATTAGGACATCTTTTAGAAAAGTATCAGTTTGTAGAACCAAGACATGATCTTATTTCAGAAGCTCTTTGGTTACTTTCTGATCCAGAAGGATACAAAGGCAAGATTAAAGAACAAGGTTCTAAGGCTGCTGTAGAGAAAACAGTTAGACAACTTAAAACAGAAGAGGCAAGAAAAATTACTTCTTCTTCAATACAAGAGTCTGATGAACCAAGAAGAGCGGGTAATAAACCGCAAAGAACACTCTCAAGACCAAATAATTTGTTCAAGAGATTTTAATTAGTAACAATTTAAATTAATATATACAATGGCAACTCCAGTAATGAACAATGGTATATTCCTCAGGGATACCGCTTACAATGCAAGTTCCCATGTGGATTCTTACCACTTGGTGAATATGCTGAAAGATGCAGAGCCAATGGACCTTGGTCCAGTGGATCTATGGGCTATGGCTCAAAAAGTTGAAATGCCTCTTTATCAGATGTCTTCATTTGGTGGCAAAAATGTTATCATGGTAGATAACGCACGTGGGGAATACAGATGGCAAACTCCGGTTTCTATTGACCTTCCTTACATTGTTGAGGATATTGAACCAGACAACAACTTCAAAGGTGTTGATGGTACTACATTCCGTATCAAACTTAACAAAAGAGAATTTGGACATGGTGATATCATCACTTATGACAAATACAATGGTGTTGAGATGTACATTACACAAGAAGATATTCTTCCTTTAGGTGATGGTTACATCTATACTGTTCAGTTAGTAAACAACGACAACTATAAATATCTTGATGACAAGTATTTAGCTAACGGTACTAAAGTATTCCGTAAAGGTTCTGCACGTGGTGAGTATGGTGAGAGATTCTCTGACATCATTACTAATGCAGGTTTCCGTGAATTCTACAACTACGTAGGTGGTGCAGAAGCTCACGTTCACTACTCTATCTCTAGCCGTGCTGACTTGATGATCAAAGGTGGAATGAATGCAGATGGTTCAGTTCCTGTAACTGAGATCTGGAGATCATATGACAAAACTATGGATCCATCAATTTCTTCTTTGGAAGACATGGTTAAAGTAATGGGTAAAGACTCTGTTAAAAAAGCATTTGACAACGGTAACTTGTCACGTACTTTCTTAACAAACATGGAAGCAGCTCACTTGAGCAAAATTGCAACTGACATTGAGACTTACTTAATGTGGGGACATGGTGGTAGAGTTCGTCAAGATGGTCCAGATGATGTTAGATTGTCTGTGGGTCTTTGGAAGCAGTTGGATAACTCATTCAAAAGAGTATACAACAAAAACAACTTCACACTTGACTTGTTCCGTTCTGAGATCTACAACTTCTTCAATGGTAAAGTTGAATTCCAAGGTCCAGATCCAAAACGTAGCCTAGTTGTACAAACTGGTATGGGTGGTATGAGAATGGTTAATGAGGCTATCAAACAAGAGGCTATCTCTTCTGGTCTTCTTATCCAGGCTGCTGATATCGGTGCAATCACTGGTAAAGGTATGGACTTGAACTTTGGTTTTGCATATACTTCATATGTAATCCCATTCTTGGCAAATGTTAAGTTTGTTCTTAACCCAGCATTTGACAATGTTCATACAAATGATATTGAGAACCCAATCATTGATGGTTTCCCATTATCTTCTTACTCATTCATTATCTTTGATATCACTGACAATACTAATGACAACATCTTCTTGTTGAAATTGTCTTGGGATAACCAATTGAAATGGTGGTATCAAAATGGTACTATGGACTACATGGGACGTAGCCAAGGCTTCCAGTCTTCTGGTCAGTTCAATGGTTACCGTGTAATGATGAGCCAAACAATGCCAGCTATCTGGGTTAAAGACCCAACTAAAGTTTTAAAAATTGTTATGAGAAACCCTGTAACAGGTGGATCATTCTAATCTAAACTAGAAAGGAGAGGGAGGGGGAAACTCCTCCCTTTTTTTCTTTATATTTAACCAACACAAAAATAAAACCAACAAAACATGGAAAATTTCACAATGGTAGAAACGGGCAATGGTACCGTAAAGAAAACAGCAATTGCTGTAAGACCGTTCTTTGACAATGCAGTCTCTAATATGGGACTAGAAAATTATGGCTTATCTCTGTATGACGGAGTTAAGCATTTTGAACAACTTGCTTGCTTAGAGCAAAACGGAGTTATTAGATATCTTACCGGTCTAAATGAATTTGCACCAGAGATTAAACTTCTAAAAGGTAATGACAAAGAAGCAAGAGTAAAAGAAATTAGAACAGCTATTGCTGAACTTGAGACAGAGTTAGCAGCTAATGTTATAGAGATTGATGATCCACAGTTCTGGAACAAAGTAAAGTTACTTAAACCTGACAATAAAGACTTCTGGAATAGAATTCATATTGCATGTGGTAATGATCCTTTATTCTTAGATCCTACAGATCCATATGATAGAATTAAACTTTATGCTATTGAAGCTGGAGGTTTTTCTATTGTAGCAAAAAGCTTTGATGATGCAAGATCAAGAGCTGTTCCACCTAAGTTTTACTTAGACAAACAAGAACAGACAGTTGTTGCAAGAACTGAATACAAGAAAATGCGTAACAAAGCACTTTCTGAACTTCAGAAATTATTTGACAAAAACAGTACTAAACTATTCTATGTAGCTAAAGTAGTAGATGGTAACAGTACACAATATAGAAAATCAACACCTAATGATGTTATGTATGAGAACATGGACTTGTACATTAATGGTGAAGGTGTTGAGAACAACAAAGAAAGAGCAGCTAAGTCTTTCCTTGAAGCTGTAAATATGGATATGGAAACACTTAAAATCAAATCAATTGTAAGAGATTCCATATTTTTTAAGTATATTATTAATAAGGCAGATGGTTACATCTATCATTCTAAAACTAATTCAATGTTAGGAAGAAATGTTTCAGATGTAATTGAGTACTTGAAGAACCCACTTAATGAGGATGTTTTAATTGATCTCAACAAAGCCTGTGAGAAATTTTGGAATTCTTAAACTTAAAATAAAATGAAAACTAAAAAGAAATATGATGACGGTGGTAAAGTAACCGGTGCAGATATTAGAAATGCTAAAAAAGCAGCTAAACTTAAAAGAATTGAAGCTGGTACTGAACCCTCTACATATGACAAAGTATCTAACATTACAGGCAATGTAGCTAAAACTGCAGCAAGTGCAGCTCAAGTTGCTAGTGCAGTTAGAGATGCTAGATCAGGTATGGGTGGACCAGGCATGAAAAAAGGTGGTGCTGTTAAAAAATATCAAGACGGTGGCCGTGCAATTAGTGCAAAAGCTGCTGAAAGAAAATCTGCAAAAGGTAAAGGCTTTACTAGTTATAAAATGGGTACTAAAGATGCTCCTGGTAGTGAGAATAATAAAGGTACCTATGTTCCATTTACTAGAGCTGGTAAAAAAGATGCAAAAGAAACAGGAATGGTTTCTTCAAATGAAATGAAACCATCTAGAAAAATTATGAAGACTGGGGGTATGGTTAAAAAAATGCAAGATGGTGGACGTACCATGAATAAAAAAGCTGCTGAAAGAAAAGCTGAAAAAGGCAAAGGTATGTATGTATCTGGAGCTGCACGTGGAACAGATACTGGTCTATATGTTCCTTATACTAAAGCTGGTAAAAAAGAAGTTAAAGAAACAGGAGGAACAGAAGTTTATAATTTAAAACCTGTAAGAAAGGTTAAAATGAAAACTGGTGGTATGGTAAATTCTAATGCAAAAGTTTCTGCATTAAAATCTGCTGGGTCACATGGTGTTAAATCTGGTGTTAATCCTAAAGCTGCCGCATCTAAAGTTGCTAGAGGTAGAGTTGGTGGAACAAGTTCTGCTCCTAAGACTGCTGTACCTAAAGCTAAGTATGGTATGGTAATGCGTAAGAAATAATGGCTGTTAAGAAAACAACTAAAAGCAAAGTAAACCAGGCTGGTGTCTACACTAAGCCTGGTATGCGTGAGACTATATTCAAGAGAATTAAAGCCGGTACTAAAGGTGGAGATCCTGGAGAGTGGTCAGCTAGAAAAGCACAACTAATGGCCAAGGAATACAAGGCTAAAGGTGGTGGCTATAAAACGAAGAAGTAATGGCAAAAGATCCTCAACAAAGTCTTAGAGATTGGGGTGCACAAAAGTGGATGACCTCTGGAACTGCGGCTAATAAAAAGAAGGGATCTTCCAAAGAAGTTAAGTCCAAGGGCAAGAAAAGATACTTGCCCGAGGCAGCTTGGTCAGCATTATCTGCAGGAGAAAAAGCAGCTACTAATAAAGCAAAAGCTGCAGGTAATAGTAAAGGAAAACAATTTGTTAAACAGCCTAAGAATATTGCAAAGAAGGCATCAAGATTTAGATAAGATGGCAATTAAAAAAACAACAACTAAAAAAACTCCTGTAAAGAGAGCATCAACAAGTATGACTAATGTTGCTACTCCAAAAGCAGAAATGAGAAAGTGGGAAATTGAATCAGCACTTAGTACTCTTAAAAGAGCAGATGAAATTCGTAAGGATACTAAGATGATGAATGATGTTAAGAAACTTGCTCAACAACAAATGAGTGTTCTTAAAACATTCAGTAAGTAATTATGGCTAAGACTAGAGCTCAACAAGCAGCTATTGCTATCTCAATGAAGAAAGCTGGAAAGAAACCTAAATCTATTCCAAAAGCACAACTTGGTGGTTCTAGTAAAAATTGTTGGCCTGGTTATATTAAAAAGGGTACTAAGGTACTAAATGGTAAAGTAGTTAATAACTGTGTAAAAGCATAATTATGGCAAAGTCTCCAGCATGGCAAAGAAAAGAAGGTAAGAATCCAGCAGGAGGTCTTAATGCTAAAGGTGTTGCATCATATAGAAAAGCTAATCCAGGTAGTAAATTAAAAACTGCGGTAACAACTAAACCCTCAAAGCTTGCTCCAGATAGTAAAGATGCTAATAGGAGAAAATCATTTTGTGCTAGAATGTCTGGTATGAAGAAAAAACTAACAAGCTCTAAGACAGCTAATGATCCTAACTCAAGGATCAATAAGTCTTTAAGAAAGTGGAACTGTTAAAAATTATATAAGATGAAAACATTAAAAACTTGCAAGACTGGTTGCGGTAAAATGAAATCCGGTGGAGCTGTTAAGAAAGTAAAGAAGATGGCTCAAGGTGGTCAGATGTATGGTATTCCTCAAACAGGTCCAACAGGTCCTAATTACCAGGGTATCGATACAATGAAACGTGGTGGTATGGTTAAGAAAAAAATGGCTAAAGGTGGTTCTACTTTTGGAATGTTATCTGTTAAAGCAGGTATTGATAAGAATCCTAAACCTACTGCTGCTGATAGAATTGCTGGTGCAAAGATGAACAAAAAGAAAATGGGTGGAACTATTAAAAAGAAATAACCATGGCTATTAAGAAAACTGGATCAAAACAAAATTGTATGACAGGGGGAGATTGCCCTGATGGATACTATTGTGGACCTGGCGGAACATGTTTACCACAAAAAAAATCACCAGGTACATTTTCTGGACCAAGTGTTAAAGTAGCAGGTGCTATTTTAGGTGGTGCTGGTGCAGCTATTGGCACATATTTAAGTGCCGGTAAAAGAGATGCCAAGAAAAAAGAAAAAGAAGCAAAAAAGAAAATTGATGATACAGCTAAAAAAATTACAAGTAATGTAATGAAAAAAGGTGGTATGGTTAAAAAAATTGCTGCTATTAAAAAAATGAGTCCAGTTAAAAAACGTACTGCCATTAAAAAGAAATAGTCATGCCTGTTAAAAAGAGTACTTCACCAAGAGAGTCTAAACAAAAGTTTTATTCACCTGATGGTAATTATAAAACAACAGTTAAGAAAAGATATGGTGCACCAGAAACAGTTAAAGAAACAAGAACTGTTAAAGGTGTAATTAATAAAGTTGCAAAGCCTAGTTCTGGTACAGCTCCATTAATTCAAGAAGAACCTCTAAGATATGCAAAAAAAGGTGGATCTACTGGTGATAAAAAGTGGATTCAGAAAGCAATTAATCCTGCACACAAGGGTTATTGTACTCCGATGTCAAAACCAACTTGTACACCCAAGAGAAAAGCCCTTGCCATGACTTTAAAAAAGATGGCTAAAAAAAGATAAGAAATGTTAAATAGCACAATTGAAATAAAGATCAAGCAACGGCTAAATAAATTAGATAGCCAGGACTATGACAACATTGAATGTTGGCAAATAGTTGAGGCATTTAATAAAGCACAGGTTGAGTGGGCTAGAAGACAATTGCATGGAATTAACTTAGTTAAAGAAGGTGATGAGGGTTCTACTCGTAGAAAAGATGATCTACAAGTACTACTTAATAGAGACCCACTTATATTGTCAAATAAAGAATACTACTATTTTGGCAATCTTCCTGAAGACTATTTACAGTGGAAAAGAGTAGATGTTTTTGCTAAACAAGAATGCTGTGAGAAAAGAAGAATGACAGTTTATCTTGCTCAAGAAGGAGATCTTAATGTTCTTCTAAGAGACAAAGGCAAACAGCCAAACTTTGAGTGGGGTGAAACATTTGCTACTCTCATTGGTAATACTACTCATATTTATACTAACAATGAATTTGAAATTCAGAGTGCAGATTTAATTTACTATAGACAACCTATTAAGATTCAGATTCAAGGTTGTGTAGATCCATACACAAGTGTGCAGTCTATACAGAATGTAGAATGTGAGTTTAAAGATGATATAGTAGAAGTAATAATAGATGAGGCAGTAAGTATTATTGCTGGAGATATTGAATCAGGTAACCAGTTCTCTAGAGGTACAGAAACAGCAGAACGTAACAATTAATCATGGAAAATAAAACAAGACTACTAAAGAGAAATCCAGAGTCAGCTAGAACACTTAGCAGACCACAGCCTATTGTTACTCAACCTAAGAGTGAACCTGCTAAACCAGAACCTACTCCAGATGCTGGTGTTGGTGGAAGTTCACTTGATACAATGACAGCAGCATGTGCAACAGAGATGATGAATGCTGCAGTTAGTTTTCATAGACTACATTTACAAGTTAAAGGCGAGGGTTCCTATGCAGCCCATAAAGCATTAGGTGCATTCTATGAAGGCTTACATGATAAAGCTGATACACTTATAGAAGGATACCAAGGAGTATCAGAGAAGCTTCTTACTTACACTAATATGCCTATTAGAACTCTAGATACTACTGCAGATGCTGTAGCATATCTTAGAGATTTATATAACATAGTGAACAAGCTCCAGGGTATGATGCCTTACTCAGAGATAGTAAACAATCTAGATCTTGTTAAGGATTCAATTAACTCAGCAAAGTACAAATTACTTTTCCTAAAATAATTTTGAAAGTTCAAAAACTTTCACTATATTATAGTATATATTTATAAATTAAAACTTAGAAAAAATGGCTTATTTTAATCACGCTTTTGAAAAAGCATTTTTAGGTACAGGTGCTACACGTTCAAGTGTTGCTGTAACTAAATTAGATGGCACTACTGTTTCTACTAGTACTAACTTAGGTTATGTTACTACTGACGGTGTACCTACTTATGGTTTGAACCAATTGAAAGCATCAGCTGCTTCTGAAACAGCTAATGGTTACTTTGGTATTTTTAGTCCAAGTACTAACTTGACAATTACACCAGACACTTGTTGTAATGCATACATTGCAGGATCTGCAATTTATGACAATGACAAAATTGGTCCATTGGCGGGTGGTTACCAAGAGACTAACAAGTCTAAAATGATCAACCCTAAGTATGTATCACGTTTCTATTCAGTTGCTCCATGTTCTCCACAGAACAATGTAATCCACGTAGGTTCTACTTACTGGACTGCAGGTGGTGGTGTATTAACAACTGACACATTAGTAGCTGGTACAGGTTATCCTGCAACAGGTATTGCTGCTGTAACTGGTGGTACTGGTACAGGTATGGTTGTTTCTTATGTTGCTGGTGGTGGTACTGTTGATTCAATTGTTATTGTTAATCCTGGTAAAGGATATACAGTAGGTGACACACTTACAATTGATGCTGGTAATGATGATGCAACATTTGATGTTCTTACTGTAACTGATGCTCATCCACAAACAGGTTGTGGTACTGTAGCTGAGTGTTGCAAAGAGTTTCTATGTGGTGAAACTTACTACTTACGTTTAGATGTAAAAGGTTCTCCAGCTTTGAGATTCTTAAATCACAATGCATATGCTACTGTTGATGCTTACACAGGATGTTGCCCAGATGGTGCTATTGCTCCAGTTGCAGTTGATTCAACTACTGTAATGATTGCTTGGGCTAATGCAATTGTAAATAACCCAATCATTGCTCCATTTATTCAACCAGTTGTTCAAGCTGAAGACGGTACTCTTTGGTATGCTCCGGGAACTGCAGCTTCTTTCTTAACTGCAAACGATGCTGATACTTGGGATAACTATGTATCTGCAGGACATACAGATGGTGAGTGTGCAGGTTTAATCTTGAATGGTGCTTATGTAGATACAAGATTTGGTGACTGTACGTTCCAAGTTTCTGACTTCTATGAAAAAGAGCCAGTTAAACTTTATGCTTCTGAAGTAGATCTTAACGGTGACCCATGTGCATTTACAACTCTTTGTGTTGTTACTGAGTGTGCTGGTCTTCAAGTACAAGGTCTTGGTGAGACAGTTCTTAGAGAACTTACTCTTTCTGAATCTTACAGACAAAACTTCTTAGCTACTGACTTCCGTATCCGTGAGATCACTCAAGGAAATCAAATTGTTAGTGCTATTAACCGTTCTGCTTTGTACTACAGATACGTACTAATTCACAATGTACCACGTTTCAATAATCCAACTGGTGTGTTTGATAATGATCAGTATGCATTGACTATCTTCTCTACTGCAGCTATGTCAACATTTGTTACTGATATTACTAACTGGTTAACTGGTTGTGATACTCAATGTAACATTGAAGCATTTGCTTGTGAGACTGCATGTGATGTTCCAGTGAACTTCCCTGATCTTCCATTATACAACCCTTATAATGTAGTTTCTTGCAACTAAGCAAGTAACAAAAAATAAAAATCTAAAGGGGAGAAGAGTTTCAAACTCCTATCCCCTTTTTTATTAAATACCTATGGCTAATCACGTATTAAGTTTAGAAGTTCCTACAGTAATGAATCCTTGTATCCTGACAGTGATGGATACTAGTGTTTACACAGATCTAATTCCTGTAGTTTGTGAGCAGTTAAACATTACTGTTCCTGGTTTTCAACACTCTGTACAGTTAGATGTAAGTGCAGGATTTATTGAAAACATCACAGCATGTGATCTTAATCTGCAAACATCAAACTGTGGGACAGAATATGTAGATATTCCAGATGGTATTTATATTATTAAATACAGTGTTTCTCCCAATGATGTAGTGTATGTAGAATACAATCATATGAGAATTACAAAAGCATTAAATAGATACTACAATATTCTTTGTAGATTAGATGTGGCAGATTGTGATCCGCCATTTAAGATTAAGCAAAGATTAGAAGAGCTTGGTCTAATCCGAATGTATTTAGAAGCTGCTAAGTCTAAAGTAGAGTTTTGTCATGAGCCTCAGAAAGGTATGTCACTCTATAATTATGCTTGGAAGCTGCTCAATAAAATGGATTGTATTAATTGTTAAAAACTTAAAAACCAACAACTTATGGCAACTTGTTCAAACTGCAAAACTAAAATGTCCTGTGGATGCCAGAAAAGAGCAGCATCCGATGGTAAATCAGTATGTTCAAAATGTATTACCACTTATGAGGCAGGATTAAAACAGAGAAAAACATTAGCAACAGTATCTCAGACAAATCAAACCTGGGGAAAAGATAGATATAAATAACTAAATAATGTCAGTACCAAAAACAACATTTACACCACCCGCATCAAATTCATGGATTGGATTTGAACCATGTTGTGGTGGAAACATTTTATATTTTAGTGTTAATGGTACGACTAATCCACCTACACCAGGTATAAATATTTACAATGGAATTTCTGGTGTTGGTTATGATCCTATAACAGATAGTTATGTAGGATTAAGTAATCAATGTTATAGAATTTTTAGAGGTACTACGTCAGATCCAAGTAGTCCAATTACTGGAGCTAACTATCTTAGCCTTAATGTTGTTCCTACTAATTTTCCAGGAAGCGGTGTTTATACATGGGATAGTACTACCACATATGAAACTCCTTGTGGAGATGAAGTAATTACATGTCCTACATGCCCAACTCCATTATATGTTGTTTGGCCATGTGATGAATCACTTGTACCTACAGTAACTGATACAGATTTATCAGCATATGTAAATGATTATGCCACAATTCAAGTAGATGCAGATGGACCATTTGATTGCTACTATGTAGTTAATTGGTCTGTTGAAACTAACTTAGATCCTAGTAATCCAATAACAGTTACAGTAGATGGAGATGAACCATGTTCATGTGAGTGTACTTGTTATGAAATTGTAGGTTCAGGTAAGCTATACTATATTGACTGTAATGGTGTAGTAGTAGCTATTACAATTAGTGGTTATTGGAAAGGATGTTCTTTAGTATATCCACAAGTACCTTCTACCTATACTGTAACTGATGGTGGTGAATGTGTGGATGGTGAATGTCCAACTCCATGTTATGAATTAACTGATTGTGATGATTTATTGGACCCTATTTATACAACAGCACAGTCTCTTGGTCAATATGCTATTCTAGGTCAAGTAGTACAAATAGATGGTTATGATAATTGTTGGATAGTTAATAGTGTTGTAGACTGTGATTGTGCTATTGATGTAGTTGTACTACAAGCATTTGATACATGTGAAGAATGTAATCCTGCACCAAATTATTTACTAACTAACTGTGATGATTTAGGTACAATTATTTATTCATCATCTGATCTTAGTGCATATGTAGGACAGGTAATTAATATTGAAACAGATTGTCCTGGGTGCTGGATTATAGAAGAATATCCAAATCCAATTCCATCTGATGTCACAGTAGTTGTGCAAGATGCATTTGATGATTGTGAAGCTTGTAAAACAACTTACTATGAGCTTACAGATTGTAATGGTATTGAAACCAGTATAATTACATCTACTGATCTTTCAGAATATGTAACAGAGATAATTGTTCTTGAGTGGTGTCCAACCACATGCTGGAGAGTTAGTGTTGCAACGACAAGTGTTGGAGCAGGGATTCTTGGAGGCATAGCAGATTCATTTGAAACATGTGAAGACTGTCTTACAAGTTTTCCGTGTGTATGTTCAAGAATCAAGAACCATGATACAGTATCTCATAATTATGATTACTTAGACTGTGAAGGTGATGTACAAACAATTACATTACTTGCTGGTCAAAGATCTGATAGAATATGTATGGCTCATTGGCTTACATCCTATCCTACAGATTATGTAGAATATTTTGGAAACTGTACACTAGTTGATGATGTGCATACTTGTCCTCCTCCTGTATATCCAAGAAGATCTTTAAAACCAGGATACAATACACCATATTGTTCTACTTGGAAATATGAAGAGATTTCATGTAAAGCAGCAGAAGCATTATATAAACAAGTACTGGAACTCAGATATGGAATTAGTAATTGTTGTCCAGAAGATGATCAACAATATCTTATTCAAAAACAACTAATAGATTTAAAAGCATTAGTTAATCCAGACTATGTATGTGCAACTCCATCATGTGGATGCAATACAGGATGTGGTTGTAATACAGGATGTGGTTGTAATGGATCTTGCGGTGGTAGTTGTAGTACTTGCCATTCTTAATTAATTTTTGTATATTATAGTAATAGAAGAAATATGAAGCCACTAAATTATGATAACTCACCCTGTAGTCCAATCTCAAGCAATTGTGTAATTTGGCAAGGACCAGATATTCCTTGTATCAAACTGTGTGCAGGGGATACAATTTCAGATGTTATATTTAAACTTGCAACAGAATTATGTACAGTATTAGATACACTAAATGTAACTAATTATGATCTTTCATGTTTCAACTTAACTGCTTGTGGTCCAAATGATTTTCAAGCACTTATTCAGTTTTTAATTGAACAGATTTGTGCATTGCAAAATGAAGTAACTATTGTATCTGATCCAGCTACAAGTCCAATTACAAATACTACTAAATCTACAGGAGCTGATGCATTAGTTACAGTAGCATCTTGTTTTGTAATAAATGGGGTTACTGTAATGACAGTTTCAGAATATGCTCAAGCTATTGGAACTAGAGTATGTGCATTAGTTACAGAAATTGCAACAATTGAAGCTAGCATAACAAGTTTAGATGTTAGAGTTACAGCATTAGAGTCTGCACCAGCTCCTACATTTACATTACCAAATATTCCAGTAGATTGTACATTAAGTGGGACAGTAGTATCTCCTGGTAATTACCCAATTGATACAGTTCTTAATGCTTTAATAAATGATAACACTTATGGTTATTGTGCACTGAAAGCAGCAACTGGAGAAGCCTCTGCAATAACGGCAGCAGTATTATCACAGTGTATTAGTGATGCAGATTTATCACTTGTATTTGGCACAGCATTTTCTGTTGCATATGCAGGTACCTGGGTAACGTCATCTAATTTAAATACAGCAGCAGAGGCAATTAATAACCTATGGATTGCAATCTGTGATGTATATAACTATGTAAGTACATTTTCAATTACAGTAGCTGACACAGCAACTGTAAACTTAGATAATACAGGTAATGTTATTACAGCAAATATTACGGATACTGGTTGGGTAGATCTTCTGGGTTTTACATATTACTCAGGAGTAGATAAACCACAATGTAGAAGAATTGGTAATCAAATTCACTTGAGAGGAACAGTATTTGTTCCATTAGAAAATCCATCTTCTCCAGGTTCAGTAGTTGTGTTAAGTTCAACTTCTGCATACAATGCAATATCAGGTTGCACAACATGGAGTGGTGTAGGTGGTTGTAGTATTAATGCTAATGGTGCAATTTCATTTAATAATGGTGGTTCTGTTATTCCACCGTCAGTAACTGCTGGAAATTTAGATAATACTTATTTTAAAGCTTGGGATGTAGCACTTAGACCAATTGATGTTGATCCAACTTATGGTACTTGTTTAACCTCTGCTATTAGAGTTTCCATTACTGCAACAAAAGGATTAACAGTTCAATTAGTTCATGACATTGAGATCTCAACTACAAGAGGTGCTGGAGTACAAGGTAATTCACCATTAAGATTAGTTACAAGTAATGTAAGAGCAGGAGAATATCTTCCAAACTATATTGGTACTGGAACAGATATTCATAATGCTCCAAGCAATGCTAACTTTGATTTAAAATCAGATACATTTAATCTTACATGGCCATTTAGTTGTGATGCAGGAGATGAAAATGAGATAGGTGGGTTTTATTTTGTAATTGATGGTTTAGTAGCTTATGTAGATCCATGTAATACTGAAACAGGTTTTTCAACAACTTGCCCTTAATAATATAAGCTATGTCAATAAATAGATGTTCAAATTGTGGTTGTGAGGATAGTTTTTTAACTAGTCCTGCACCGTGTCCTACACCAGCAGCATGTCCTGATCCAGAACCATGTTATACGGTTACTGATGCTCAATGTACAGTGTATACAGGTGCAAATATTGTTTGTGGTAGTACTACAGTTGTTGCAAGTAATACTGTTATTGCTGATGCACTAGATGATATTATTTCTTATTTCTGCAGTAGTATACAAACTATTAATGGTAGTCTAACAACTATTAACGCAAGTATTACATCTATTAATGGTAGCATCTCAACCATTAATACTAACATTTCAAATTTACAAGCTGCTCAAGGTTTATTTGACACAGCATTTAGAGTAGCATTTGAACCTACAATAAATTTAAATACTGTTACAGCAAGTCTTGCAAACAGTAACATTTCTAGTGGTGTAATAATTTTGTTTCCTACAGGTGACGTTGAATATCAAATAGTAAATGGTACTACAACAACACAGTACAACTCTAGCACTGGAATTTGGACTTGTCCCGAAACTGGTAAATATGATATTAACTACAATGTATATTTAACATGTCCTGATCAAACAGGATTTGGTTGGGGTAATACAGCCACTACTGGAGGAACCTATAGCATTGCAGTAACAAATCCAGGTACAGGAACTACAGTTTACTGTGCAGATACTTTTACAATAACAAAAGGTTTGTATTATACAAGGCTTTATTTAACAGGTGGTATTCAAGGTAAAGCTTTAACTGCAGGTGAACAACTTGTTTTAAGACATCAGAATATGACTGGAATAAATTATACTGGTATATCAGGTGATAATATTGATTGGGCAATCCGAAGAGTTGGTTAATTAAAAAATTTACAAGACGTTACAGTTGTTGGTTTCTGTGACAACAAGGCAAAGCCCCGCACTTGCGGGGTTTTGTTTTTTAGTATATTTGCTAAAGTGCATAATTTTTAGTATATTAATCTATATAGTTTGAAGGAATTTAAAACCCCGGATTTAACAGGTCCAAGATATAGACCTAAAGTCCATACTATGTTGAACAAAGAGTTCTTTGATAGTTTTAGAAAAAAGTATCCCAGATACAAAGATGTGGATAATGACACACTAAAAAAGATTATTAGATCTTTTAATAAAAGTGTTTGGACAAAAGTAATAGATACAAGAGATGGTATGCAATTACCAAACTCTGTAGGTTGGATCTTTATTGGTACGTGTGAAAATAGTAAGAAAGAAAATATTGATTATGCTAAATCCAAAAAGTATGGTGTAAAAGTTACAAACAAGAATTGGGAAACAGATGGTAAACTAGCTAAAATATTCTTTACCAGTTTTGCAATAAAACACAAGATGAAGAATAGAGAGTTATGGAAGTTTGTTGCTAATAGAGACTTCAAGAGATCTGTTGCTAAAGCCTATCCTGAGAACTGGAATACTTATATTGTAGTTGACCCTACAAAAAAACTAAGACTAGAAACTAGAAAACAGTATTATAAAAATGTTCTTTTAAAGCAACAACAAGATGGTTTAAAAGACTATAATGAATTTGATCTATGACCACAATTGGAGAAGCAATCTCAAGAGTTAGAAATACACTCAAAGCAGTAAAGGAAGATGCTTTCTTAACTGATAGGAACATATACTTTCTACTAATTAAGTATGGGCAAACATTGCTCAAGAGAGAAGACAATCAGTTTAGACTAATGAAGATTAGTTCTATCTTTCAAGTACTACCCTATGTTGAACTTATTGATGTAGATAAGGTAGAAGCTGGTTGTATTGGTGTATACTCAGGTTGTTACTTCAAGAGATCAAAAGAAAAACTACCAACTATTCTAAGTGGTGTATTTGGTCCTATTATACGTACAGTATCTTCAATAGATGGTACAATAGAGTTGTTTCGTACAGATCCTGGTACATGGGTCTCTATGACTAAAACTACAACCTTTAAGTATAATAGAAGTATTTACTTCTGGTACTTAAACGGTTATGTATATTTTCCAAATGTAGATTGGGATGCTGTTAGAATAGAAGCAATCTTTGAAGGTCAGGCAGACACATGTACAACAGATGATTGTTTAATAAGACAAAATCAACCCCTACCCTTTCCAGAATATCTGTTCTCTGAAATTGAACAGTATACTGTTAAAGAACTAACCATATCATTACAGGCTTTTTCAGATAACATAGATGATAGCCAAAACTCTCTTAGATAATGGACTTTAATTACACACTCAGGTACAGAACATTTAATCAACTGTTAGAAGATGTCACAGTTGATTTAAATACATTTGCTCTAGAAAATATGATAGAGCCACAGCAGTTAATTAAACTGGTGAAGAAATTAAACTATGATCTTGGTTTGAGAATCAATCAGCAAAAAGAAGTAATTCTTGATGTGTGTCATGGTAAGGTAAAACTACCAGATGATTTCTATACATTTAACTTTGCATTTATATGTGGTCAGTTTACTGAGCATGTAGGCTATGACGGATGGGTTGGTGGTACTAATATTCAAGAAGTACCATATGTTGAAACTCCAGCTAATGTAGATGTATGTGCACCAGCTACAGTTAACTGTTCTGTATGTAATGCAAATCCATGTAATCATACTGCAGCATGTCCAGGTAATACATGTCCTACTACATGCACTCCATCTGTAATTCCTGATGCATACAACCCACTTGCACCTTATGGTGATGTTTGTACAAGACCAAGGGTCTTTATGAACTGTAAGGGTGATAAATATGAACTTGTTCAAGTAATTAGTAACCCTGGATCTACAAGAGTCTATACACAATTGTTTCCACTAAGAATGAAGACTAGTCAGAACATAGAATGTGACTGTCCTAATCTATACTGGAATACTCCAAATGAAGGTTGGATCAAAGGTGGGTTCCTGTTTACAACATTTGATACTGGTAAAGTATATCTTAATTATCAAGGTCAAATGGAAGATGAAGATGGTAACCTATTAGTACCAGATCATGATCTAATTAATGAATACTATGAGTATGCATTAAAAGCAAGAATCATGGAAAACCTTTATCTAAATGGAGAAGATGTAGCACAAAGAATGCAACTCATTGAACAGAGACTAAGAGTTGCTAGAAATGCTGCACTAAGTCTTGTCAATACTCCAAACTTTAGAGAGATGGCTGATATGTGGTGGGCTAATAGAAAAGCCATGTACGGTAAATATTATTATATGTTTGAGAGTTATTCTCCAGATAATAGATACTATAGAAATAATGGTTACAATGGTGGTAATGCTACCAATAGAAGATACATGTAATGGCAAAACTTCAAGATACATCTCAGAGTGTTACACACACATTTGTAAAAGGTCTTAATAAAGATTCAGATCCTTCATTTGTATCAGAAGGCATGTGGATACATGCCCGCAATGCAACTAATAATACATCAGAAGGTAATCTAGGTACTCTATCAAATGAAGCATCTAATATATTATGTGCTACAGCTGGAGCTACTATGCCTACAACTGGTGCAAATGGAGTAACAGATGTTTATATAATAGGAGCAATTCATCTCTACTCAGATAAGTGGATTATCTATTCTGCAGGTCATGCTCTAAACGGCAAGCCTGTTATGTCAGAGATTGGTCTATTAGAAGAAGAGAGATGTATTTACAGACCTATTGTTCAAGATGAATGTTTAGGTTTTGATAAAAGATTTCTTATATCGGGGTCATCTAGAGAAAAAGAAGATTGCTCATGGCAGGTATATTGGGCTGATGGTTTAAATCCAGATAGATTTTTAAATGTAGGAGATCCACAAACTTGGCCATCTAATGACTATCAGTGGCAGCTTAATACTATTACTAACCCTACTCCAGCTGTTTATAATACAGCAGTAAACCAGTATGTAAACTCTACAGGTGATTTAACACTATGGCCTGGTGTAGCATGGGTACAAGATTGTTCTACTAATGTGAACTGCACAACCTGTGATGATACTAATGAACTAGATTGTGATCGCATCAGACTTGCAAGACTTGTACAAACACCATGTCTTTCTGTTCAAAGGGGTGAGTCCGGTGGAACACTCAGGAATGGAACATACTTTGCAACTATAGCTTATCTTATTAAAGGTCAAAGAGTAACTGACTATTACTCTCCAAGTAATACTCAACCAATATATTTTCCTGATGATCTACAAGGAGCTATTACAATTAATGTAGAAGCAGATCAAGAAAACTTTGATGAGTTTGTTTTAGTAGTTGTACAGAATATTAACCAGGGTACTGTTGCAAAACAAATTGGTACATATTCTACAAAGACTAATGTTATTGAGTTAGATCAAATAAAAGATGACCTAATAACTGTCCCACTAGAATTTCTTCCAGTTACTAATCCAATTTATGAAACATCTGATCAGATTACAGATGTAAATAGTTACTTACTTAGAGTTGGTCCAAGAACAAGATTTGATTTTAATTACCAACCATTAGCAAACATAATTAGAGCTAAGTGGGTATCTGTAGAATATCCTGCAGACTATTATACTAAAGGTGGTAATAAAGGAAGTTACTTAAGAGATGAGGTATATGCTTTCTTTATTCGTTGGGTTTATAATACCGGGGATAAATCGGCATCTTATCACATTCCAGGAAGACCTCCTCAAGATTATAGTTATATTCTTACAGGAACAAATACTACAATATCAGGTAATGAAAGAACAGATAGTATCAATGATGTAAATACTTTAACAAATAGTGATCAACTATTTGAGATGTATAATACTGCTAATACTAATGGTGTTGCATCTATTCTTGGTACAACTACAAATGATGGTGGTACTGTAATTGCTTCTGGAGAAATGGGTTACTGGGAATCATCTGAGATATATCCAGATAGACAACCCGAGATATGGAATTCTACTGATCACTGCTGGACTGGTTCAGATGGACATGCTAGTTATACTGATCCACAAGGAAATACTATTTACATTAATGATCTATGTGGTCTTAATATTAGACATCATAAGTTTCCAGATAATCATTTAAATGCTAATACTCTACACTATAGACCAAGTACAGCTTCTGTACCAGGAGACTCTAACAATCTAAATATTAGATTGATGGGTGTAGTATTTGAGAACATAGCATTGCCTAAAGATAATGATGGAAATGATATTCCAGGTATTGTAGGGTATGAAATCTTAAGAGGTTCAAGAGAAGGTAACAGATCAATTATTGCAAAGGGTATGCTCAATAACATGAGAACCTATAAGATCAAAGGAGATGTTGCTAGAAATAGAACTGGATTATATCCTAACTATCCATTCAACTGTATTCAGTCTCCAATGAATACTGGGAACTCATCTCAAGCAAACTATCAGTTTAATGATCCATATATCAAACTAGATACTGGCTATAGTCAAACTGTACCTATTGAAATAAATACTTTTCATTCTCCAGATACAATGTTTAGAACTCCTTTCTTAGAAGGGACTGAACTAAAACTATATGGTGCACTTAGTGGCTATTCATTTCAATCATTTAAGTATCCGGATGAGCATCCTAAGTTTAAGTTGATAAGTGATGCTGCTATGGGTCTAGCATTACTAATAGGTTTTGCAGAAGCACTTGTTTCACTTACAGGTAAAAAAGTAATGAGACAACCGGGTGCTAGTTTTACTACACAACCTGTTTTAAATATAATAAGTACTGGACCTGGAGTTAGTATAACAAATCCTGCAGATCCTTTTTATGAGGCTCCTGGTCAAATTGCACAAGCTTCAATTCAGAACTTAGATGTAGGTAATCCTACTGGAGCATCCTTGCCACTACCGGGTCAAGTTGCTCCATTTTTTACAAGATTAAAAAACTATTTTAGTGGTGGAAATATTATTACTAATGTATTTGGTCTTGGAACCGGAGCTACTCTAGAAGAAATCTTTGAAGGCTTTAATTATAAAACTGGTTTTAAAGTTGGAGGTACATTTACTGCACCAGATATTGATGTAGAATTATCTGCGGCAACATATTTGGAATCTGCTGGTAACGTATCCTTTTTTAGTGCTGTAAGTAATGTTCTAGGTGCTCTCAATAAATTTTTCTATTACTTCTCAGAAGGTGCAGATGCAACACTTGGAGTAATCTATGCATTCATACCATTTGATCAGTATGCACTCCAAATGATATCACACGGATTGTATGATAGTTTTTTACCACCTAGTTTTATTCAAAGAGCTTCCCAGCCCTATGTTACTAGATTAAAGATAGATGATGCTTTTTATATTAGAGGTAATATACAAGAGGTTCCCTATTATCAATCTCAATGGCCTGCTGTTGTAAATAGAAGATACTCAATTAACAATCTTAAAAGATCTGACTCAGTTGTATTAAGAACTATGAGTGGTCCATACTTCCAACCGGCATATCCTAATGGTGTAGATCTGGGTCCTAAGTTTATTTTAAATAGTGCTAATGGGTACTATGATAAGTCACTTGTGACAATGTCATATTTTGAAAATAATGCTTCTAGTCAAGGTAATGCCTGGGGTAATATTTCTGGGCCATCTTTTGATGATAGAAGTATTTCAACACCCTTCTCTCTTCCAATTGCAAGTCACTATGGTGCTATTAAAGTTAGAAAGAGAAATCAGTATGGTCAACTTGAATCTGTAAAACAGATAGCAATAACACCATGTGAGCAGAAACTAGATGATAGTTACTATGTAAATCATATATGGCCAGAGCAATACACGTGTTCAACAGGTATTCAATACACTATAAATAAAATTACACTTACCCCAATATTCTTTGGTGGGGATACTTTTGTAAACAGATATACTGAGAAGAACTCAATGTTCTTTTTCTATGACTGGTTATATGGTCAACCTGATGGTTTTGAATTTAACTATATACTAAGACAGATGATACCAGAACCTAAGTTCTGGGTTAACTCTATTAAGTATGATATATCTGATTTTTCAAATATCCTTACTCAATATTTTGGTGGTGGTAACCCTCCGGGAACTGGTTGGAAACCTACTCAGTTCTATTCAATGGACTTTGATGGTTTTAATTATAGAAACAATACAGCTGGAAACTATCCTGGTATTTTTAGACCAAAGGATTGTTACTTCTACTTGGCTGTTTCTTCAGTAAGAGATTTCTTTGTTGAGTCTGAGGTGCTTGTAGACTTTAGAATACAGGGTATTACAGAGTCCGAAAAATACTATGACCCATATGGATATACTGATCTTATTAGTATGTTTAATATGGATCCGCAGATTATTACTAGAGGTAATGAATACAGATATGATTACTCATTAAGTATTACAAAAGCATTTAGTCAGTACTTTTCTGCAGGTAACTTACAGAGCAGATACTACAATCCTAACATAGCCAAACTGTGTTATACTTATTTTCCTGATAGAATTATCTATTCTCTTCCACAACAACAGGAAGCAATTAAAGATAGCTGGTTTGTATTCTTAGTAAATAATTACAAAGAATTCCAGTCTCAGATTTCAGGTGTTAAGTCAATTAATAAAAATGGTATTGTAATTACATTTAAGAACAATAGTCCGTTAATGTTTCAGGGTGTAGATACCCTACAAACAGATCTTGGTACTAAGATTACTATTGGAGATGGCGGTCTATTTAGTCAACCGGGACAGTCTGTGATTAATGCAGATCAATCTTTTGAATATGGTTCATCACAGAATAGACTATCTGTAATTTCTACTCCAGCTGGTATTTATTATATCTCACAAAACCAAGCTAAGATATTCTCACTTGGGGGCAATCTAAAAGAGATCTCTCAAATTGGTCTTAAGTGGTGGTTTAATAACTTCCTTCCATATAAGCTTACCAATGATTTTCCAGATTACCCATATCAGGACAATCCTGTATCTGGTATTGGTTGTCAGTCTATATATGATAATGAAAACAGTATCTTATATTTTTCTAAAAGAGATTACCAACTACTAGAAAAATGGAAGTCTCCAAGTTTTACAGGTACAATTATATATGTGCCTCTAATTACTTCAGGGCCTCAAAAAGGTCAGGGTGATTATTTCCAAATAAAAAATGCTAATGGTACTGTACAACCTGGTATATATCAACTTGGTAACCCATTATTATTTGAAGATGCATCTTGGACAATAAGTTATGACCCTAAAAATGAATTCTGGATTTCATTCCATGACTGGCATCCTGATTTAAATATGGGCACGAAAGATGTATTCCTAACTACCAAGAAAAATGGTATCTGGAAACATAATGAAGGCTGTACAAGCTTCTGTAACTTCTATGGTGATCAGTATCCTTTTGAAATAGAAATGCCAATCATCACTGGTCAAACAGTTACTACGGTTAAGTCTATTGAATATATACTAGAATGTTATAGAAGAAGACCACAAAACTGTATTGATCAGTTCCATGTCTTAGATTATAACTTTGATAAGGCTGTAGTCTATAATTCTGAACAGGTGTCAGGATATTTAAATCTTAATATCTTTCCTAAGAACAATGTAACCTTAAGTGAGACTTATCCTAAGGTAAATCAATCTAACTTATCTTCTTTTGATATCTTATTTAGTAAAGAAGAGAACAAGTATAGATTTAACCAGTTCTGGGATATTACAAAAGATAGATCAGAGTTTCCAGTAGGATCAGACTATCCACCAACAGGACCGGTGATTCCAGATACAACTGTACTACAAGGTAACTATGCAGATAGAAATATTTGGTTTACTGAATCCAATGGTTATAAGAGAACTCTTAATCCAACAAACTTGGATTACAATAAATCTGAATTACAAAGAAAGAAGTTTAGACATTACTTAAATTACTTAACTTTAATTAGAGAAGACAGTTCAGATACTAACATGATCTTAAAAATTGTAAATAGTAAAAATCAAATATCTCTCAGATAATGGGTAACAAAAAAGTATTAAGCAAAGCTACTAGAGAGTTAAATAAGACTAAGAGATTTGCTACACCTAAAAATATTATTGAAGATCCAAGAGGACAATGGGCACACCCGGGTGAGATAACAAGAATTCCATCTGACAAAATTACAATGCAGGGTGTACCATATCCTGTTATGGCATACCCTAATATGGGAGAACCACAGATGATGTATCCTGGTGGTGAGTATACTTTTCCAGGTGCAGATTATGTGGATGAGTATCCTGAACTTAAGAAGGGTGGTACACCTAAGAGTTTGGTTAAAATGCCAAAGCCAAGTAAAAAAGGTCTAGCATCTAAAAAATTTTCAAGGAGTCTGGAAGCTACTAATAGATTATTTACTGAGAACCCACTATTTTCAAAACCCAAGTCTAAGAAAAGAAAAGTATTTGATCCTAATGCTCAGTACCAAGATGGTGGTGTAATGTCCCAAGAAGAAATAGATGCTGCTAATAATGCTATGATGAAAGCAAGATTGGCATATGCTCAAATGCATGATAATCCTGCTGCTCAGAGAATGGTAGTTGCACCGGACCAACCTTATGACTTTGGTGACGGTATGATAGGAACTCATTTTATGGCATCTATGGATAACTATGCAGTACCATTAATACAAGATGTTAATGGTCAACTTATGCTTGGTGATTTTGGTCCAGAGTCTGCAGAAGCTATAAGATTTGACAATCCTGAAGATGCAATGTACTTTGCAGAAAATTATAAACAGATAACTCCAGATGAGTCTTATAGAAAAGAAAATCCAGAAGAAGACTATATAGAAGCAGAGCTTACAGAAGAAGAAATAGAGGAGTATAGAAAAGGTGGTTTTATTATTGATGAATATCCTGATGGTGGGCAAATTTATACATATGCTGGAAATCCAAATGCTTCATATAAAAAGATAGGTAATCAATGGTATATTAGTAATAAGAGCACAGGCAATAATTTTATACCAATAAATGATCCTGAGGGTAAAAGAGCAGCTGAATTAAATAAGAATGCTGTTGCTCTTTTTCCTGGACAACCAAAACCAGTTGAAGAAATAAGACCAGTTCAAGGTGCACCTAAACCAGTAATTAATCAAACTGTTTGGGAAAATGCAGCAGGTACAAGTCAGAAAAATGCAATTGCTAGAGAAAAACAATTACAAGGATTAAAAAATTCTGTTGTACTTGCTGATCAAGAATTAGCAAAAAAAATAGAATCTCAAAAGGCCGCTAGTATAGCTGCCTATGAAAATCAAATGACTCAAAATATGCAGCATGAACAACCATTAGATATGATGGATTGGTTATGGCAAGTTGCTGCTTTTGGGCCTACAGTTGCGCCTGGAGCATGGACTGCTGCTGAAACAGTTGGTAGTGCAGCATTACCGTATCTTCAAACTGCATTTAATACTTCATTACCTGGTATGAGTGGAATAGCAGGAGCTACCTATGGTAATGCCCTGGCTTCTGGTTTTGCAGGAGATGCAATAGTAAATAGATTACTTCCTGCTCCAGGAAAAATACAAGAAGGTAAATATGGTGAAGCCGCTGCAGATGTGGCAACAGGTGTATTAGATTTATGGGGAGCTAATATGTTAAGTCCTTTATATCAAGGAACAAAAACTACAGCATCTGAACTTGGAAGATTTATAGGTACAAAAGAAGGATTACTTTCTAATGCTTATAAAGTAAATCCATTTGCAAATAAAATTCCTTTTTTAAATTTACCAAAAGAAGGAGAACTTATAAAACATCCATTTATTCCTAATCAATATAACAAAATAGAAAATTTATCAAATAAAGTAGATTATTTTCATTTAAAAGCTGATCCAGATAATTTACCATATATAGCAGCTCAAAATACAAGTAGATGGCATGAACTTAATAATGATTCTAGATTTTTTATAAAAAGAACAGATACTCAACCTCAGGCTATAATTGATAGCCCTAGATATTTTGGAGAAGATTTGACAGATCCTGATAAATTATCAATACCATTAAAGTATCTAGATGAATTTAGATTACAAGAAAATATAAGCAACAAACCACATTGGTTAAAAGGATATCCAGAAGTTCCAAGAGAATTACCAGGATCTCCAAATTCATCAGATGAAATTTTAAAATCTGGTTTTGATAGAAACTTTTTAACTAGACCATTAACTCCTTTTACTAAAAATGAATTAACAAGTATTCCTAATAAAAATTTAAAATATAGAAAAATTGGCAATAAAGCTGGATTACAAGATTTAATTAACAAAGGTGGGGCACAAGCTCCTGCACCAATGAGAATGAAATCAGGATTAACAGTGGATACACCATTTTTTGGAATGGGAAAAAAACCTGATGAAAATTATAAAGGTTTATTTGCAGTTGAGTTAAAGCCTGATAATTCTAATTACACCTGGTCATCAAGAGTTGCTGGAACAGATAATTATGGTGTAGCACCATTTGATAAAGTTACAGGTAGGTCTATTAAAAATGTTCCTCTTGAAGATTTAAATGTTTATAGAAAAAAATTCTTAAGCAATAACTATAGAAAACTAGATCCGGATAATTTAGAAGAAGGTTTAAAATATGCTAATGCTCAACAATATGCAGAGGCTGCTTATAAATGGGGAGCAAGAGGATTAGCTGCTGATCAATTGTTTAATGAAGGAGAGTACAGAAAAAAGTTACAAGATATAATATCTAATAACTTTATAGATTATAAACAAGAAGGTGGAGAACCTAAGCGTAAGAAAACACAGTTTCAACCGGGAACATATGATCCAAATGAAACTGCAGGTTACATACTAGATGAACAAGAAGTTGTTGTTCAAGGTAAACTTACTAATTGGGGTAAAGCTGCAAGAGATTATAAAAAAAGACACCCTGAAGAAGAATTTATTAATAAAAAGAAAAAACAGTACTTAAAAAATAATAAAAATCTTATTATAGATAAGTGGGGTACCAAAACAGGATACGGTAATAAAAATGCTATCTCTAGTTATAACTGGCCAGATTATCTTGTAGATAATTTTAAAAATGAATATGACTATAACAAAAATACTGCTGTAGTAAAAAAAGTAAGTAGACAAGAAGGATGGAATCCAAATAGAAGGACTCAGTATGTAGATAAGCTTAATGATACTCAGAGAGGGATTGTTGCTGAATCTAAATATGGTTCTAAATTGCAACCTACTTATTGGGATAGAACACTTGCTGGATTAGCTACGCTTGCATCAAAATTTAGTCCTGAACTAAGAGATGCAATGAACAAAGGTAATATGCCTGGACTTACTCAAAAAGAATCTCAAGAAATTTTAAATGCTAAAATGACTAAGATTCCATTTACAGATATTGACCTGCCATTTTCTATTCCTATAGGAGGTTTAGAATCATTTGCAGCTTTAGAAATACCTGGAACAATTCCTGCAAACTATTTAAAAAATACTGGCTTATCAACTGGATCTAGTTATAAAGAAATGCCTAGTTGGTATAGCGGAGAAAAAATGGCTAATGTTACAGATACTGATGTAACTGCACTTAACCCATTGACATATGCTGGACTTGAGGCTATACCAGAACTTGGAATTAATTTAGCAAAGGGTGCATATAAAGCTGGAAGTGCAGGAGTTGATCTTGCAAAAACAAATCCACAAGCATGGTTTAAAACACCTGAACAGATATTAGAAACACCTGGTTTATATAGTTCTGCAATGGGTAGAACTAGTTGGAAAGACCCTGTAGGTAAATTAAATAAATTTGTTGATGATGCTAAAATTAAAAGCTCATATAAAAGAGAAAATGCATTATTAGATAAGTATCCTGGTTTTGAAAATAGAAATACTAGAATACCTCTTCAACAAGAAGAACAACTAAAAAGATTGGAAATAGAAAAAGCTATAGAAGCAAGAAATCTTAGAAGAACTAAACTCCCTATAAAACAGGTATTAACTGAACAAGGTACAAAGTTAGGTGGAGGACAAGGTAGAATATTTGTTAATACTTTAAATCCAGATGAGGTAGTTAAAATAGGAACTTTTCCTGGAAGCTCAGAAGACTTAGCTAACTTAGTTCAAACTGGTAAAGATTTAGAAGGAATGCCACTTATGGAAAATGTTGCATTTCCTACAAAAGCTTTTACATTAAAAATACCTAAAGTAAAAGGTAATACTGTAATAAGGTCAAATTCAGAAGCTGTACAATTTATGCCATGGAAAGGTAATCCATTAAGTGCAGAAAATCCAATAAATAAACCTCTTGGTTTTGGTGTACCTTCAGATAAAGCTAAACGTGAACTGCAATACATGGTTGAACTTTTAGATGAGAATAAAGTTGGTATAGATTATTTTGGTCAAAATAATATGATGTATGATCCGGCAACTGATTCATATAAACTTGTAGACCTTAATTATGTAGATAATCCAAAAAGTCAATTTGATTGGAATAATTTAGATAAACCTGTTAAGCAAAGATTAGAAGATAAGTTTGGATATGAAATTCCTAAAGAGGTATCTAAAGAATTACCAGGATCTCCTAAGACTTTTAAATCAAGTTTAGGTAGTATGGATATGTCTAAATATGAAATTAAAAATCCAGATTACTTTACTCAGTTATTAAATACTTATGATAGTAGACGTTTATCTAATTCAAATAAACAGTTTTATAAAGATTTAATTGCTAGTGTAAAAAGACAAAATGGTATAGCAACAGAAAGACAATACAATGAACTTCAAAGATTAAAGACTGGCAATTTTAATTTTGGTAAGAAAGGTTATTCTGATGGTGGCATTATAATGGAACTATCAGATGCTGAGATCAAAGAGTACAAAAAAGGTGGTTGGATTATAGAAGAGATGTAAACTTAATAAGTTTACTGTTTAAATTTTAATTTACTATATTTAGTATATACACTGTATAATGAAGAAAAAAGTAAGAATTTATAAGGCTCCAGATGGTAACGGTAAGTATGTAAATAAAACTTCCCAGTTCCTTGCTAAAGCACAAATGGGAGGAACTCCGGATCCATCTATGCTAGCATATCCAGGAGCACAACCAGCACAAGAACAAGATAACACTAATCAGTTAATTCAGTTTGTTGTTAATGATATTACTAACCAAGTAGCAAAAGAAAAGACGCTCTTCCAGTTAGTAAATATTATGGGTGTGCCTATTGATGCAGCTACTGAATTGTATGTTACAATTGCTGAAAAACTCACAGAGGATATTGAGAAAGAAGATGATAGAACCTATGAGCAGGAAACAGGTCAACCAAGACAGAAAGAAGCTCCTTTAACAAAAGATGCCATAATCACAGAGAACCCTGAACAGGATATTGATTATGATCTATTTGATGACACAGGTTCAGATATTGTAATGGAAGATTCAGATCAAGGTCCAGATATTCTTGATGAAGCCTTAGACCCACTTGCTGAACAAAGATACGGTGGTACTACAAGAAGAAGATATCAGGATGGTGGAGAGTATGATGTTGCACTACCAAGTGCTGAGAACTATGAAGCTTTAGTACAACCAATGATGGGTTATGATCTAGTCTCACAAATGGCATGGAACTCTGATGAAGAGTCAACTTCACCCTATGCTGAAAAAGAATTTGCTAACACAACTGTAGATTATTCTAGACTACAAAATGGTGGTGCTTATAAAAAAGCAAAGAAGAAGTATGTAAGTTCTGTTATGGGCCTTCTCAAAAAACAAATGGGAGGAACAAATGAAAGTGATGTAGATCCAAATCAAGGTGACCCAACAGGAGCAAACTTTAGAGAGGGTAGATTAAAGTTATTTACAGATACTGTAAAGAATGATGCCCAAATGTCTGCAATGCAAAATCAGGTTGAACAACAGTATGATCAGATGATGCAAGAAGGTGGTGTACCTATGCCTGAGCAAGATGTAGAGAATCCAATGCATCACTTACAATTATACTCTCAAGCTACTAGTGGAATCTTTGGTGAGCCAATGAATCAAACAGTAAAAGCTAGGAATGGTATGATTGTAGGAGATGATCTTCCTAGAGGCTTCTATAGAAGATCTATGAAGAGATTTGGTAACATTCCAAACCTCAGAGAAGTTGATGTAAGAAAGTCTGGACTCTTTGGTCCAAAACAGTACACAATGTATTTTGATCCATCACCACTACAACAACTCAGCAATCCAATGTCTGCAGAAATGTATGGTTATGGTTCAAGTAGTACTGCGTCAAGGAAAAAAACTAGAACATTTGATGCTGTTAAAACATATACTAATCTTGCAATAGATGCTGTAAATAAGGAATCTCTTAAAGAAGTAGATAAGAATACACCTGGAAATGAAGCTACTACAGTTAAAGAAGAAGTAGGATCAGGACCAACAACTCCAGCAGCTACTCAAGCTCCTGTAGCAACAAATCCTGTAGTTACAGCACCGGTTATTCCACCAGTTGTTCCACCTGTAGTACCTCCTGTTACACCTCCAGCTAATCAATATCAATTACCAACTCCATCAAATGAAATGGACTGGGCACCAGGAGTTACTAAGATTCAAAATGATATTAAAAACTTTTATCCAGAAAGTAGAAGATATTCAGGTGTTGGTTTAATGGGAAGCAGTGATTACTATGCATATAATAATCAACTTGGTAAATGGCAATATATACCAGGGGATGGTGAATCTACTGTCTTTAAAGATGTAAAAGATCAATCATTAATTGATAGATTAGATAAAGGAGATGCTAAAACACTTGATGCCTTTACAATAAAAGACAAACCAGGATACTATTATAGGAAGAGAATGGATGGTTCCTTTGCAAAATATAAAGGTGACCCAAAGAAACATAATTCTTCAACTAGACCTATAGCATATATTACAAAGAAAGATAAGAGTTACAACTATCTTGATAATAAATATTGGTTTGAGAATGAGGGAACGACTGTTCTAAATTATAAACAACAAGGTGGGTTTGTAACAGATCCTTTTAATAATCCAATGGAGCCACTACAGAGATTTGTTGGTGGTGGATATGATCCATCTATTAATGATCTCTCTGAAAATCAGATTCAGTACATGGATTCTAAAGATGTTACTGATGCATATATGCAAGGTGGTGGTTTTATTAAAAACTTTATTCCGGCTAACCTTACAAGAAGTAGACAGAATGATGTAGTTCAAAGAATATACAATCCGGTTACTGGTGAAACTAGACAAGGTGGTCCAGGTGCTGGTAATTATTTATCTGCTATTGATGTAAGAAAGAGTGGTATTACAGGTACACCTAAGAAGTACACCATTTACTATGGTTCTGAAGGTGATCCAAGATATGAGAACTTAATCTCTCTTGATGGAGCAAAGGGTAAGGATACTAAATCAACACAAAGATCTCAAAAACAACAAGCATTAGAAAATGCTGGCTATGGTGATAGAACTGATGTAACTGGTCTTAAAGGTAAATCTAAGAGAGCTATTAGACAGGGAGAAAGAAAAAGAGATAGAGAACTTAAAAAACTCTATGAGGAAGATCCTACTAATGTAGAGTTTACTGCAATTGATCAGAATGCCCCTTTTGATTATACTCAACCAAAGCCTGAATTATCTGCACAAGATTATTTAACTACTTCTTGGGGAGATGTTAGAGGTGATCTTAATTCAGATCTCCAAACAAATCTTGATGAGTTTTTAAAGACAGATCCTACACCTGAACAAATAGATGATAAGGTAGCTGAATTATTAGATCAAAGGTCAAGAGATATGGCTCCAGATCCATCTTTCTTTGCTTCTCCTGAACAAGAAAAGATTAATAGAGAAAGCTTACAAAGAAATCCAATGATGATGGGTTTCAATAGGGGTCCAGCCACCACTCAGGAAAATGTTATTGAAGGAAATAATGTTACTGAAGAAAGTGATGTTGTTCAAGGAAATGATATTATTCAAGAAGGTGATAGCAGTTTACCTAAAGTTGATATTCCTGCTGCTAATATTCCTACAGCTCTTCCTGAAGTACCAGTTACTAATCCAGAAGATATTGATATGGATCCTAATAGCGCTGCAGAAATGGAATTTGAACGTCAGCTTCTAGACCAAGGATCTTATTATCCAGATATGGCATTCCAAGATTATATGTCTACTGTTGGTCCTATGTCAAATGAAACAGATAGTATAGTTCCATTTGAAGAACAATACATGGTAGGTCAACAACCTTATAATCCAGATGAAGCCTTAGTAACTCCTGGAATGATTGATTACAATTTTATTCAAAATCCAGAGGCTGCATATGAAGCTAGACTTCAAGAACTCAATCCAATGATTGATATGGGTGCTTGGTCAGGTACTGCTTATCCTGCTGATATACTTCAACCTGGTGTAAATCCATTTGAACTACCTGTAGGAGGTGGTGAGTATTACTATCCACCATTTGCACAACCTACAGCTCCTGTGCCTAGTAGAAATAATCAACCTACAAATAGACCTGCACCAAGTGGTCCAAGTCTAGATCAACTCAGAGCACAACAGAGAAGAAATCCTAATGCTGGTAAAGACTATACATTTAAGCCTAATATGGCAGGTATGAAAAAAGATCCTGATTATGTTAGAGCAATGCAGAATGCACGTAAAGATGGTATTGTAACTAATCAAGAAGCTGAAAATGCTAGTAGGATTTTTAAACAAAAGCAAGCGGAACAAGAAAAAGCTAAAGTTGCAGATCAAGCTCAGAGAACTATAAATCAAATTATGAATAGTTCAGCATCAACTGCTGAAAAAAATAAAGCTAGAGAAAAAGTTGTTCTACAAATGGAACAAAGATGGGATGAGATTGATAGAGTTGCAAACAGCCGTAAATATGGTGGTGCACTAAGTAAATTTGTAGGTGGTGGAAATAACCAACCATTTACTGGTGAAAGCCCTATAGCATATACTAATAATCCTATGATGCAAGGTAAGTCTGACTTAGACTTAATAAGCTTAAACTCTGGAATTCAAGGTGCTCAGGGACAAGTTAACTGGGGAGCAATGTCATCACAAGGCATAGTTAATCAAAAGAATGATGATGGTTCTGTAAGTTATGGTGTAGATGCAACCTATAAAGGTCCACAGGCTCCAGAGATCAAGATTGATCCAATGCAACAAGAAGAATTCCAGGTTGCCAAAACATACTCTGAACCTTTAGCAATTGATGTTAAGAACAAACTTTCACAAGGTGAAAGAGAGGCTAGACTAATTGCAGGTAACTCATTAATGCGTGGAGTTGCAGGATTTAAAAATAGAAGAGATGATACTAAACAGATGGAAGGTTTCTATGATAACCTTACTGCTGATAATCTTTATGCTTCTGATCCAAGTAGAGACCGTGGTGACTATGCAGAGTCTGGACTATACAGACCAGATGAACAAGGTCAAACTTGGTATGGTAGATCGGCACAAATGGGTGGTTATGTAGATGATGACTTTGAAGACGGAGAAGAAGTTTACATGACAGATGAAGAGATCAAGGAGTACATGGCAAACGGTGGTCAAATACAATTTATTTAACTTTATATTATGTTAAGAAAAGTAAGAATAATCAAGTCTGTTCCAAAAGCAAGAACCGGGTACCAAGTACAAGGTTCTCTTGCTAATGATGTACCTGCATTCGGTGGGGCAGATTACAATGCCTATATAGGAGCACATAAACCACAGGTTTCTAAAACTCTAACTGCTGTTCCTAGATCAGCTGCTAACTTAGAAGCAGAAGGTGGTGAGACTGTAGTAGGTAATTTAGATGGTAGTAAGATGCCATCATTCAAAACTATTAAGGGTCCAAGACACTCTAATGGTGGTGTACCATTATTACTGCCTGAAGATAGTTTTATCTATAGTGATACTAAATCTATGAAGATTTCAGATCCTAAAGTACTAGATATGTTTGGTGTAAAACCTAAGAAAGGTGGTTATACTCCAGCAGAACTATCTAAGAAATATGATATAAACAACTATAGAAAAATACTTCAAGATCCTAACTCAGATAAGATAGCTAGAACTACTGCTGAGATTATGATCAAGAACTATGTAATGAAGCTAGGAGCTCTTGCTCTAGCACAAGAATCTAGAAAAGCATTTCCACAAGGTATTCCAATAATTGCTAGACCTTACATGGAAGCTATGGGGTTAAGAGATGAAGATCTTATACCAGAGCTTGCAATGCAACAGGAACAGCAAATGCCTGAGGCAGAGATGCAAGAAGCACAAGCAGAGTTTCCAGAAACAATGCCTGATGGACAACCTATTGCCCAACCACAACCAATGCCTCAACAAATGCCACAACAAATGCCAGAACCTGGTATGGCACCAATGGCTCAATATGGTATGTCTATGGGTGGTTATGATATGCCATTCTATGATCTACCGGAAGCAGAATATGGTATGCCAATGGGTACAGGCATGTCTCAAAACTATATGGGAAATAGAAGAAGAATGTATGCTACGGGTGGAGATCTACCAGTTGCTAACGATGGTACTCCTAGACCAAAAACAGTTACAAAAGTAAACCCAGAGGATTATAAGAAGAGTACTTGGGAAACTAGAAAAGATGCTCAAGGTGAATATAAGTACAATCAAACAAGAGGACAAGTAGAAGGTAGAAAAGAATATGAAAGACAGCAAGCACCATCGGGTGGTTCAAATCCTAATCTTATCTCTGATCTATGTAGAAACATGAAGACCAAGGGTAGCAGACACTACGGTAAGACAGCTGCTGAAGTTCTTGCATATGCTGGTTATCAACCAGGTACAAAATTATATAATCAACACTTAGTTACACTTGGTGCATGTGAACAAAAAGGTGAGGTTGTAAAAGAAGAAGCAATTTATACAGAAGAGAAGCCACCAGTAAAAGAATGTCCATGTACAGATAAAGATGGTAAAGAAATACCCGGAAAGTTTGCACAGAAAGATGAAAAGGGTGACTGTAAACCATGTCTTGAAGAATGTATTTGTACAAAATCTGATAAGAGTACATATACAGTTGGTAAAGATGCTAATGGTAACTGTTTAAAGTGTGAAGAAGAAACAACTGAAGGTGACAGCAGTATGTCAATTGAAACAACCCCAGTAAGAGAAGCTGAATGGTGGTTACAGGATACAGTAAATGCTGCGGGTGCTTTTGGTGATCTTATGGGTATTAGAAAAAGGATGCCGTGGGAAGCAAGAGTTGATCTTGAAGAACCAAGACCTACATTCTTAGATCCCACAAGAGAACTTGCTGCACAATCTGAACAAGCTAATATTGCTGCTCAAGCTTCTGCACAATTTGCCGGACCACAAGCTCTTGGTTCTAGACTGTCTGCTATTCAAGGTAAGGGGGCTGCAGCTGCTGCAGATACTCTGTCTAGAATTAACAATCAGAATGTTGGTATTGCTAATCAGTTTGAAGGACAACAAGTTGGTATTAGAAACCAAGAACAGTTGATGAACCAACAAATGGCTAACAGAGTCTATGACAAAAATGTAATTGCAGATCAGCAGTTTCAAAATGCTAAGAGAGCTGGTAGAGCAAATATGGCTCAAGCCTACAATACGGCAGTTACTAATAAGTGGAAGACTGATGCTCTTAACCAAATGTATCCAGACTATCAAGTATCACCTTCTTCTGGTGGTAGAGTCTATGCGGCTCCGGGTGCTAAAGATCCTACTGCAACTAAACCAGAGATGACAATGGAAGAGTACATTGAAGCTAATAAGGGTATGGACAAAGATTTGCTTAGAGAAGCTGTCAAAATAAAGTATGGTAAAAGATTTGGTGGAGGAACAACATTCCGTGATGGAGGCTTTATCTACACTGTGTTTCCAGCCATAAGTCTCTAGTCTTAAACTTTTTAAGTTTATTAAACTTAAAAAATTTTGATATTTTTATAATATAAAGAATTACATATGGCAACCTACTTACAGGGAGTTACAGATTTCATACCACAGTTTCAGCCTTTTCAGCCTGACCTTAATTTCTATGGTAATGTTTTACAAACAAAGCAGACTCAGTATGACAACAACTGGAAGGCTCTCAACAATATGTACAGTAAGTACTATTATGCAGAGCTTACCCGTGATAAAAATGTTGCTTCAAGAGATTCTTTTATTAAAGATGCTCAGTTTAATCTAAAAAGAATATCACAATTAGATCTTTCTCTTGAACAGAATGTAAGACAAGCTACCCAGGTATTTAGACCTTTTTATGAGAACAAAGATCTTATGAAGGATATGGCTTGGACTAAAACCAAAAACACTGAAATTGCTGGTGCAGAAAGTTTTAGAAACTCATTGGATCCTGAGATGAATAAAAAGTACTGGGATCCGGGAGTACAAGAAATAATGTACAAAACTGAGGAATTTAAAAATGCTACTGATGAGGAAGCAATGTCATTTGCCAATGTAAAGTATACCCCAAATGTTGATATTATGGGTAGGGCTAATGAGATTGCTAAAGACTTTGGTGATGTGCAATCTGTAACTATTAGTGGAGACAATAGATGGGTAATCAAAACTAAGAATGGTGAACAGCTTGAAGAACCTTTACAAAAGTTATTTGAAGCTAGACTAGGTAGTGATCCCTCTATACAATCATATTTTAAAACTCAAGCATATGTAGAAAGAAAGAACTATGCTGAAGTTAATGCTGCTCAATTTAATGGTGATAAGAATGCTGCTGAGATGAGTTATCTTCAAGATAAGTTTAATATCATGAAGATACAAAACCAAGCTGCTTACAAACAAATGCAAGAGCAGAGTTCTGTATATGATAACAAGATAGCGGACATTAAGGGTCAGATAGATGCCGGTAATAAAGACCCTAGACTAAAAAAAGCTCTTGACCAGTATGTGATGAATAAAGAAATCAATGACCAAGTACTTGAAAGAGTTAAGAAGGAAAATGATCTCTTTAATAGTAACCAAGGTACAGATCAGAATAATCCATATGGAGATATCAAGTCTTTTAGATACAAGGTAGACTCTGGTGTTGCAGCTAATTTAATGACCAAAAAACTTGGTGAAGCAGCTCACGTGTATGCTTTTAGAAACTATTTCCAAGATATGGATGCAAACCCATATCAAGTAAATAATGAAAAGTATGCTCAGAACTTGTCTTTGATGAATCAGAAGTATAAGAATGAGCAAGCACTTGCTGAATATAAGGCAGGTTTAAAACAAAAACTTGATGATAGAAAGTACAAACTTGATGCTGGAACACACTTCTTAAATGAGAAAGGTGAGCTAGTAGAAAAATTTGATCAAGCACATTTCTTTACAGAACTACTTGATGCAGGTACTGCAACATCTAAAACAAATTTAAGAGCAGAGAATGAGGTGGTTCAGCAAAGGTATACACAGAACTATGCTGTACCATATTTCAACACTATGATGAGAGTGCTCACTGAAGGTACTGATCCTAATACAGGTAAGAAGTTAACTCAGAAACAAATTAACTTCATCATTAATGGTAATGAAAATAAATATGCTGATCTAAATAGATGGGCAAAACAAATCCAGACTAATCCAAATTCATTTTTGACAGATAAAGTTGGTACTAATTGGATGAAAGCTATCAACACGAGATTTAAAACTTTTGTAAGTGAGAATGCTGAACTATCTAGTGTCAAAAGTGTACAGGATCAGTTAGCTACAACATCTACTAAGTTTGATGACTACTTACTGTTCCTTGGTGAGAGTAAAAAATTTGAGAAGGATCTTGCTACTGGTGTAGAAAAAGAACTTGCAAGACAAGGTATCAAAGGAGCCAATCTATTATATGATGAGAAGGGTAACAAGAGGAATGAAAAACAATTCTTTGAAGCACTCATGAAATCAGGTCAGTTATCCAAAGAAGAGATGGATAATATCAATAGAATTAAGAGAGAAGCTGCTAATAGAGCCGGAAGAAACATTGCAATTGATGCTGCAACACGTGGCATGACTCCATTTGATATTACAGATAAAGGACTTGCTTTAATAGGAAAAGGAATTGCAAATCTTGATAGATTCGGGCCAGGTAACTGGCTTGACCAGGTAATTGAATCTAAGATGTATGGTAACTATTATAAACAAGCAATTTCAGCAGCAAGTCAAATAGTAAGTGATCCAAATGTGGTATCTAAAATAACTGGTAGAAAAACAATACCAGGATTAGAAAAGATGTCAGATGGTTCAGGTATGTTTGGTAAAGCACAGTTTACTGTAATCAATCCTAAGAGCTCTTGGGGTACATATCATTATGGTCAAGTATTAAATAATATTAGATCACAAGATCTAGGAGATGCTAAAAATGTTACTCTTAGTGTAGGCGGTATTAGTCAAACTGGTGCAGAAAACAAACTATCAGATGAAACTACAAGAGCAATACTTGCTGAACTACAAAGATCTATGGATGCTGCACCTAAAGGTTTCAACTTTAGACTTGGTGTAGCACCTATTGCTATGAACAATGCTGGTAAATCTGCATATATATTTCAACTTCCACCAGAATTAATTAAAAAACTTACTGGTAAGGTGGGTGATGAAGGTGGTATAGAAGGTGGTCTATTATCTCCAAGTCAAGCAACACAGCTTATGGAGAATGGCCTATCTATTATAATGAATAGAAAATCATTTAATAGTGATATGTACAACAGCATGTTTGTAGATCCGCTAGCTGCATATGTAGATAGAGATAATAAATATACTTGGACAGATCCAGTTGATCCTAGATACAAGATAGATATTAAACAGTCTGTAATTGGTGGAGACGGTAGTTATGAAATGAACTATAGCCTCCCTGTATTTGATACAGAAACAAATACATGGGTGCTTCCTGAATATACAACTATTGCAGATAACGCTAAGCAAAACTTAAGTGAACTTAGAGATAATGTTATAACAGGTTTTAATAGTGCAAAACAAGTAAACAATCAACGTGTAAATGGCTACTGAAAATAACACCGAAGGCTTTAGCCCTCTAGATAATTTAGGTGCTGGTTATGGTGATCTAAATCTTCCTAATACACCTCAGTCTATGCTTCCTTTTGGGGGTGATAGAATACAAATGCCTGAGATAAATTTTCCCGCACCAGATTCTTTTACTTCTGTTCTACCACAGTTTGATAAACTGAACCAAGAACAACTTAATGTAAAACAAAATGTTGTTGGTAATGCACCAGGAAGACCGGGTTCACCAAAGAGTGCTTCAACAAAAGATATCATATCAGGCTTTGGTGATTATATACACAGTAGTATAAAAGCATCCCAAGATAAGAATACCTATGCTAGAATCTACCAATATGATTCAAGCTCTAAAGGTAATGCCTACTATGATAGATATGCTGCACTTGGTCAAAAAACATTTGATAAAATTGGTTTTACTCCTCTAAGAGATAATGAATCTAACTTTAATGCTGGTACTACAGGTTGGGATGACTTTCAAAGAATGGTCAACTATTCCTTCCTTCCACTAGCTGGTCTCGGTCTTGTATCTGGACCCAAGAGTTTGCTTAATGCAATTACTGGAGACTTTGGTGGAGACCTACAAGAAGCTAGAGCTTATGAAGAAGCTACATCAATAGGTTACTCTTCTAGAGGTGGGGTCGGTTCATTTTTCAATAATGCATTAATGAACTTTGGATACACTGCTGGTATTATTGGTGAAGTTATGGCTGAAGAACTTGTTCTTGGTGCACTAACAGGAGTAACTGGTGGTGCTGCTGGTGGTGTTGCAGCTACAAGAACAGCAAGTAACTTAGCAAGAATAGGAAAAGGTTTCTCACAAGCCTTCTACATGGATAGATTTGCCAATGTACTTGGTAAGTCTTTAACAAGTTTAAAGAATACAGAAGCAGCTAGATCTTTCTGGAAGGCTGCTAATACCCCAACGGGTAGATTTTGGAACCCACTTAGTAATACTTTTGATGCTATCGGTAATGTATCTAAGATAGGTAAGTTTGATAACCTAACAGGTCTAGCTAAAATATCTAAAACTGCAGGTGGTTTTTACGCAGATGTTAGAAACCTAAATGCGGCCTTTTCTGAAGGTAGACTTGAAGGTGCTCTTGTAGAGAATAACATGTATGATAGACTCTACAATGAATACTGGGACAAGAATGGTAGAGCTCCTTCTGATGAAGAAGATTACAAGATGCGTAAGATGTCAAAAGAAGCATCTGCAGAAACTATTGGGTGGAATACCGGTCTTGTGTACCTATCAAACAACATAACTTTTGGTAATATCTTTAAACCAAAAGGTGGGTTTGGTAGATTACTTGAGGGTAAGACTGCAGATCTAATGCGCACAGCAGAAGGTAGAATTGTAGCTGAGTCAACTAAAATTGCAGGTGGTAAAGCTATTCAAGCTGAGGCCAAGTATATTCAAAACAGTTGGAAAGAAAGTATAAAAGCATTTAAAGAAGCACCCCTACAAAAAACATTAGGTGCTGCTGGTAGATATACTAGAGCAAATGTTGCAGAAGGTCTTCAGGAAAATGCTCAGGAAACTATTGCTCAAGCAACAGAAAACTACTATGTAGACATGTATAATAGTCAGGCTGTAAAGAGCCACCTATTTGCTAGGGCTGCACAGACAGAAGGTATGAGAAGTAAATACTCATACTATTCAGATGCATGGTCTGAACAGAATCCATTTACAGAAAAAGGTTTTGAAACTTTTGCTACTGGATTTGTCATGGGTATTTTTGGTGGTGGTATGAACATGGTTCCTGGATTTGTATCCAAGAGTTATAATAGATTATTTAAACCTGAAAAATACCAGAAGTACATTGAGAGTAAAAATGCTTATGGTGAGAAACTTGCTGCTACACTTAACAACAACTTGTTTAAAGATCCTATAAATGTAATAAATCAGAAGCTCTTAAATCTAGCAATCCAAGAAGATGCAACTAAGATGAAGGGTTCTGGTTCTAGAAAGCTTACTATTGATGCTTCAGATAGAGCATTTACTTCTGCTGTTATTACAGCTATGATGACAAACTCTATTGGAGCTTTTAAAGAACAAATTGCCTCATATAAAAACTTAACAGAAGCAGAATTTGAGGATGCCTTTAAACTTGAAAAGGGAACTGGTAAAAAATCTTTATCTAAGATTGATTCTGTTCTACAAAGAATAGATGAAATAGAAGTAGATTACAAGGAAAACAATGAAAGGTATCCGGATCCCGTAGATCTAGCAGGTTACAAAAAGGGTACAGAAGCTTATAACAAAGCTGCTCTATATCTGTCAGCCTGGGATACTAGTAGAAACAATGTTATATTCTTAGGTCAGACTCATAGAAGACATAAGAATAGAATGGACAAGATGGCTACAACAGTTAGATCTGAGAAGCCACTAAATAAGATGTCTGATACAGAACTAATGGTTCTATTTGATACAGATAGGCTTACTTCTGAAATTGGTATGCTTAAAACTGAAATTGAATCTAGTAAGGGTTTAGTTTCTGCTGCCGAGCTAAAGAAAAAAGAAAGAGTTCTTGCTGCTATGCAGGACCTACAGGATAAAGTAGAGTACTACTACAGATACGATAGTGCTGAACTAGAGGCTACAATCTCTAATATGCGCGAACAGGGCATGTTTAAGAATGTATCAGATGAAGGTGTTGTCCTTGATGAAGAAGAAGCAGAAGCAAGAACAAGAGAGATTCTCCAAAAGAGATACAATATAAAAGAAAAAAATGATCAGAATACAACAAGAGCTGAATCAGATTTAGAACTTGCATATAAGGAATATCTGAAGTCAATTGCTGATGTAAGAAAAGATGAGTACTTAGAAAAAAATGCTGACAAGGCATTTGAATACATCTTAGATAACTATAGACTAGGTAGAGAGGTATCTACTCTAAACAAGTACATTAACTTACTGTACAATCCAAATGAGTTTCTCGACCATGTTGAAAGGAACTATGCATGGATGACCCAAGCATATCAGAATAGAAAACAATACTATGATGAACTTGTAAATCAAGAACTCAGTGACATAGAACTCAATGCTCTTCTTAATGAACTAGCTGATAAGAATATCTATGTTAGTGCTGATGATATCTATGAGTTCCGTAGAAACAATAAGATCCCGGATGAATTCTTTGATAATGGCAGAAAAGTAGTTATTAGAAGAGGTAGTCCAGAATATGATCAATATGCTCTTCTATTCTTAGAGGCTGTTAAACTAAAAAATCTTAATCCAAAAGCTAGAAAAGATACCAATGAGAGATTGGGCATGGAATTAATGCAACTAGCTGTTCAGGAACAAGAAGAGCTAGCTGCTCTACCACAAAAAGAACAAAGGAAAGAGAGAGGTAGTCTTGACATGCTTGGTAAGAAAACTGTAAAGTTATCTGAAGTTGCTAATCAATTGCAGAGTGGAGATACTCTTACTGCATTCTACTTAGTAGATGGACAACCAAATGAGCTGATAGTCTATAAAGATGGTGAGATAATTAAGTTTAATGATAAGAATGGTGAGGTAATTGATGTACTACAGCTTTCATATGATATTGTAGATGGTAAAATCTTTACTGTAGAAAGAGTTCCTGCTGATGTAATTGAAGCACAGAAGATCAAGAACAAGTTTGCTCAAAAAAGAGAAGAAGCTATCCGTAAAGCTATTGATGATATAGAATCCACACCTCAGGTCAAGACAGAAGACTTCATACCATTTACAGTAAACACACCACTTGACCAATTAGATAGAGGTTTATATACAGATTTACAAGTTGAGTTCAATGACTTCTTAGCAGAAACAGATGAAAATGGAAACTATATCAACAAAGATGAAAATGGTGTGCCATTGGTAGAAGCCTATGCTGAATTAACTGATGAACAGCTTCTTGATAAGTTTGAGGATTTTGTAAGAACAAGCCCAAGGGCTAAAACAGTTATTGAAAACTACAATGCAGAGATGCAGGGTAGAAAACTTGAGGAACAAGCCATAAACATTATAGCACCTATCATTGATTACAATGGTAAGGAGATGGACATGGCTATGTACACATTAGAACAGGCCAAAGAAATTCTTGCTGATTTAGAATCACAGTATGCTATTAGATCACAGAAAGAACTAACAGATGAGGAGAAAGAAGATCTACTTATAGATGAGCTTAATATCAAACGTCTGAGAAGATATATTGCTGATGTAGAAGCATATGGAAAAGAAGTTAAGGCTACCGAAAAAGAATTTTCTTCTGATACTGAACAACTTGCTGCTGAAACTGCTGCACGTAAGAAGCTAGCAGAACAAGCTCTACAAAGAAGAATTGATCTAGTTGAAGAGAAGAAAAAGCTAATTGAAAAAGAAGAGGCTGAGATAGCTGATACACTGGAATATCTACAACAATTACTTGATAACACTGTAGAATTAACTGGTATACAAGTTGAAGATCTAATAAACAAGATAGAGCAACTTGATAAAACTACAGCACAACTTCTCAAAGCTAATCAGAAAAAAAGATCTGGTAAGATTAAAGAAAGATCAGGTCTCTATAAACAACAACTTAGAAGAGAGTTTGCCATTGCTAATGACATCATGAATAGAGTTCGTGAACTAAAACAACAACAGGAACAACTAGCTGCTATTAGAAGAGATCTCAAAAAACAGGCTGACTACTATAGAAACCTATTAGCTGATCCTAAGTTTGATCTATTTACTAAAACTGATATCCGCAATAAGATCAAGAAGATTGAGAAAAAGATGGGTACAATCCAGAGACTGATTGAGATTCTTAGAAATGCTATTGCAAGATCTACAGAGTACTTAAAAGAGTATCTAGGTATCTGGAAAAAACAAAACTCTGCACTTTCTAAACTTAAAAAGAATACCGGATATGAAGAAGTTTCTGCTAATCTGGGTGAACTAATTCGTGCTACTGATGACATCAGTAAAATGAAGGTAGAGGGATTTGCAGAACTTAGCAGACAGGTCAACCAGCTAGAAAGGGATATCAACACTACTATGGACAATGTAGAGTTCATAGATGAGGTTAGAGAACAGGAACAGAATAGAATGATGGAGTTGGAAGCAGCTCTTCAAAAATATCAAGATCAACTTAGATATCTATATGATCTACTTGAACCTGTTGCTGGAGATATTATTAGAGAACCAATTAGTAGCGGGGACATTAAGAGTCCAACTCCTACTGAAGTAAGGGCACAAACTGTTGAAGAAGTTTTTGCACAAGAAGAAGAAAAAACTATTATCTCTACATTCTCTCTTGCTGATATTGCTGATCTAGATCAAGCTCTTAGTGAAAAGGCTGGTAGACCACTTACAGTACAAGAACAAAAACTTGATTCTGTAAGAAGTACTATCCGAGAAGTTCTTAGAAATGCATCCTTTATAAAACTAACAGAGGATGGTAGCAAGTATGTAAATACCAAAACTGGTAAAGAATACATGCGAGTTACTAGTTATACTAAAGAAGATGAGATTAAAGATCCTAAGTCAGATACTGAATCCATGGAGGAATACAGAAAGAGACTAACAGATCTTGGTTACTCAGAAAAGGATGTTAATCAAAAAATGCTTCTTGCTTCATCACAGATTATTGGTACTGAAATTGATGAGTACATCAGAGACTTTTTCTCAGGTAAGCTCAAAGACTTAAATAAATATAAATTTGCCCCAGTTGAAGAAATAGAAAAACTTAAAGCCAGACTAGAGACTATTAAAGCCTCTCTTGATGCAAGAGGAGAAATAGTTTTAGCTAATAATGTTGTACTATACAATGATGAACTTGGTATTGCAGGTACTGTAGACTTATTAACATTTGATGTAAATGGTGATGTAAGGATCTATGATATCAAAACAATGAGAGGTAATCAGTTTGCTGAAACATATGCTGGTGAAAACATAGTTAAGTATGAGTCTAAGTCATTTGGTGGTAAATCTAAACGTCAACAGCATACAGAACAGTTGTCATTGTATAGAATTTTATTAAACAATACGCATGGTCTAAAGGCTAAGACTCTAGCTGTACTACCAATAGCATTAGACTATGATGCAGGGGGAAATAGTACAAGAACTATTGATGTACTATCTGGTGTAGAAATCACTCCGCAGGATGCTGTTGGTGCTACTGCAGTTCTTATTGAACAGCAATCTACTCCACAACAAGTACAAAATAGTCCGCAGGCTGTTACAGGAATTAAAGTTGCTACTGACATACAAGATGAATTAAGAAAACAATTAAACCTAATGGGTTATAGTAATTCTACAATTAATCTTTTACCTAAAGCAGAAATTGAGTATATTATAAAGAACGGCATTCCAAAAGAGCAATATGCTAACAGAGTTGTAACACAGACTATGACAGATAATAACGGTATGTTCTGGGCACTTCAAGGTGACCCAATTACCATTACATCTATCTCAAGTAAAGGTGTTGAAGTTAGCAAGATCAATGGGAAAAGCAGTATCTTTATTACTTTCAATCAATTAACTTCTCAAACACAAATGAGCACAGCAATTAAACCACAGGCACCAGTTGTAGAACAAACTGAAGATACAAAAGCAGTTTTAAAAGAAAGTTCTGATCTAGCACAAGAGGTTATTAAAACAGAAATAAATAATGTTGAAGATAGAATCAAAGATGCTAAGATTGAAGATCTAGAAAGTGATGTGTTTAATTCAAAAATTTGTTAATCAATGGCAATTACTTGTACCCTTGGTCGTGATAATATTATCAAACTCTTAGATGCTGTCTATAAAAAGATGCTCACTACTCCTGCCGGAGAAACTTTTGATGTAAACCAGTACATAAATTACATGTACAGTGGTTTTGAAAAAGCCCAGGGAAGAGATACAGCAATACAGTATATCCAACAGATACCTTATATCATAGGTAGTGTAGAAGCACAACTAGGTGGGGACTTAACACTAAACATGCCTATTGAGAAGCTCAGAGAAATTACAAGAGCTTTTAGAAATGCTGATACAGGTTTAGCTGCTATTGAAGAATATTTAGGTCTTGCACCACTTACTCCAGAACAACTAGCTGCAAAGGCTAACTATAAAGCAAACAATCCCGTAGGGACTACGTCAGATCCAATTGATCCAGATGCTGAGATTGATGAAGCTGAATTAAAGAGTAGAACAATTTTCTCTGGAACAGGTCAGGAATTTATAACTCTAGACCCAACAAAGAAAACAAAAACCACTGTAGAAAGACTTGACAGAGATAAAACAAGAATATACAATACAATCTCTAGAATACATAGAACTACTTTTCAGTTTGACACAACCTTAGGTAATCCTGTATATCAGGGACAGGAAATCACTCTTGTTCCAGTTGCACTTAACAAGATGCCAGATGCTCAGATGACAAAAGAAACATCTGATCTTCTAGTTAGAATGAACTCTATTAACAAACAGGGTACTGCTACTGGAAATGTAACTCTACCAAGTGAGGTGTTCATGCTTGTTGTTTCAGATAAACAAGGTAATCCACTCTACTTTGATGAAGATGGTAATATTACTACCAAAGAAAATGGCAAGTATGTTTATCAGACTCTTAGAGAAGTAAGACAAGATGGCTCAGGTAAGTACATAGTTACTAACATGTACGGTGCAGAGAACAAACTCATCTTACCGGGAGAAGAAGCTAGACTAAGAATGAAAGAACAGGGATACTCAACCCCTATTGAATTTAAAGAAAAAACTGGTAAAACTATACAAGAGTTTGCTAAAGAAATTGAAGCAGAACAACAAGCAGAGGCTAAACAGTTATATGATTTAAGACAGAAGTTAATCAAAGGTGAGAAGTTTATTCTTCCTATTACTGGGGCTAGTGAGGGTGTATCTAATACTACTATTAAGAATCTAACACTAAATCAGCTTGAATCATTCTATGCCCAAGAATCTAATGGTAAAACTCTTAGTGATTTAATTCTTGGTAACATACAGACTTTAGATGCACCGGCCTATGGTTTTGATGCAGGTACAACTGTAATCAAGCTTGGTAGTGGTGTTGGTAGAATATTAAAACTAGATAGATCTGATATCCAAGAAGACTTAGCTACAAAAATAGCTGAGGTACTAACTTCAGATCAACTAAGTCCAACACAGAAGTTTAACTTTTATACTCAGTTCTATGCAAAAGAAATAACTGACATTCCTAATTCAACTAGAAGACACCAGGTATACTTTGATAAAGACACTGGTGTATTAACATTTGAATACTATGAGTTCACAGGAAAACAAGTTGAACTGAGTAGCATAAAAGATAACCCATCCAAAACACTTGACTTAGAAAATGCAAACCTTGCAAAGAGCAACAAAGACCAGATCTTTGATATTCTCATGAAGGGCAAGACTTCTGCAAGTGGAAAGTACTATCCAGCCAAGTTTGACTATAATCAGAGTCTTATAAACTTAGGTACATACTCGGACTATGTAAATGGAGAGTTTGTAGAGAAAAACTACATAGACTTTTTAAGACAACAAGATGGTCAAATATTCTTGAGCAAAGAAGGTGTTCCACTGTTTAATGCATATATCAAGTTTAGTCCTCCAGCTGGTGTACTTTCTGAGATCACTAATGAGCAAGCTGAAGAAATAGATACCAGATCTGAAGTCCGTAAGTTTAAGGATAATATGGTTGAAGTAATTCTATTTGCTGAACCAAAAAGCATTACTGCAGAAGTAGTAGAAGTTAGAGAAACTCAAACTCAAGATGGAATACCAACCTATACACTAGATGTAAGAATAGATGGTCAAGAGGGAGTACATAAGTTCTATCTAAGTAGTAAGGCAAAAGTAGGTGATAGAATTTATCTTGAAGTCAAGGACGTAATTGATAATGGGTTCCTATTTAAAGATGTTGTAAAAGCATATACTGAAGTAGAGGGTAGAATCTATGATATGGGATCTCTTGCTGAAAGAGATTTTAAAGCTAATGAACCTAGAAGAGAACCTGTTCCTGTTCAAACTGTAACTGCAGAGAGAGCAGCTGAAGATGAAGCTGTGGAATCCGTAGAACCATTTAGTAAAACTGGAACAGAGGATCAGGCTAAAGCTGGTGATGTAAATATTACAAACCCACAAAACACTCCTCAACCTGAGGATTCAACAGATATTAGTGATCTAATTGATGGCTTTGAACTTGACAGATCAGCTAGCCTACCAAATGGAGTTACTGCAGCACAAATAGAAAATGCAATTAAGTGGTGGAAGAACTCTCCACTTGCTAAGTATATTAAACTGTTTCCTGCTGCTAATATTGTAAACTCTAATGTGTATGGTAAGTTTGTAGCATCTGGTGCAAAATTGATCACAGATATGAGCCTAGACCTTGATGGTAAAATGGGTGCTATCTTGATTAATCCTACTACTGGTGGTACAATGGTAGATACATATCATGAAGCATGGCATGTATTCTCTCAGTTATTCTTAACAAAAGCAGAGAAAACTGCATTATATAATGAAGTTAGGAAACTAAAACCTGAGTATGCTAAGCTTAGTGCACGACAGGTGGAAGAAATGTTAGCAGAGGACTTTAGATCTTATGCACTAAACCCTAAAGTAATTAAGGGACAACCAAAGAGAAACTCAATCTTTAGGAGAATACTTAACTTCCTTAAGAGCTTCTTTAAAACTAAACCTACTACAGCTGATTTAATTAGAGGAGAAGAACTTGCAACAGAAGGTGTTGCTGGTGAGTTATTCCAGAACTTATACTTTGCATCTAAGAATCCTAAGTTACTCAACAACTATACTCCACTAATCAGTAATGTAGCACTTGATGAGCTCAATCGTGGTATAGAACAAGTTAACAACAATCAAGAGGATGCTCTTGATGATGTAGACTCTGCTACTGTTATTGAGTCACTAGACTCTTTGCTGTCAACAGTTATTGATACTACTTATGAAAAGAAAGGAGCCTTAGATGCAGCAGTGTCTATTATCAGCAATGAGAATAACAAGAGCCAGTTCTTTGATTTTGCAAAAAAGAAGTTCTTAAAAGATATTGAAAACATACAAGGTCAACTTAATGTAAAACCTACTGTCTCATTCAACTCATTTGAAACTCTTCAGAACCTTGAAGACAATGCTATTGCTATCATTAGAAGTTCTGAGGGAGATGACAAGTATATCTTCTTAAAAGGTCAGGTAGAAGATTTCAGCAACCTTAATCTGGATACCAAGAGTGGTGAGAGAATAAAGGGTGAACTATATAAAGGTACTATTGAAATCATAGGTGACTACTATAGCCACAAGACTATTAAGTCTAAAGACAAGGATGCAGTTGATATTATTATTGTAAACTCAATAGAAGAAGCTCAAGCTCAGTTTGATGCTTATAAGGATGCTGAGGAAGACTCATTTACAGATATTGAACTCTTTCATGATAGAACTGTAGATGCTTTTGAAGTTGACTATGATCAGGCTGTGCTTCTAGACAATCTAAGAATCCTACAATCTGCAAGAGATAATTGGGAAAAAGTTATTGAGTACTTTAAAGAAAAGTCATCATTTAATATAATGACTAAAAAAGTAAGGATCCAAGAAACTGATCCAGAAAATGATACCCAAGATGAAGATGCTCAACTAGATGCAACTAAAGCTCAGAACTTTGATAAAGGTGCTGATGTAAATCTACTAGAGATTGCAGATAAAGAAGTAGTTTATATTCTCAAAAGTTTATTTGCAGTTACAAGAGACTCTAAAGGAAAACCAGTATATGAGTACAATAAGCTTGGATACAAGAAACTTGCAAATTATAAGAAGGTTTGGAATGCTGTTGTAAGAGCAACAAATAGTACTAAGGATCCTAGACAGATGTTCAAGAACATTCAAGAAGCTGCTCGTACATATCCTGAACTAGAACAACTTATTAAGTATAGACTTCCAAACCCACAATCAATTCGTGCAGAAGGTACAGTAGGTAATCCGATGAGATCATTTGGTATTGTTACATCTTTCTGGTCAGTATTTAGTTTACCACGTGTACCATACATGCAGCTTACTGTATTTAGAAATCAGTATGAAACATTTGATAGTAAAGGGAATACAATAGTAACTAACTCTGAAACAACTGGAGTAGAAGTAACTAATGCATCAACTGATATTGGTAATACTATCCGTAAGTTTGAGGCAAGTTTTGCAGCAAGACTAGATAGTGCATTTACTAGAAGAGATTCTGATAACAATACCACTTTAAAACTAGATGCTATTGTCCAACAGTTCTCAGATAAATCTGGTGAGTTCAAATCAGGTAGTGAGTTCTTGTTCTTAAATGCTATGGGCTTCAATCTTGATGACCTTGGTAAGATTAAAGAAGAACTATCTGATCCAAATAATAGAAAGTATTTTGGTGTCAACTACATATTTGATACTATTAGAGATCTAAACAATGCTCAGAAAGCTGGATCAATGACAGATGGAGCAAGAAGAGTTCTCAATAACTTCATGAGAAATCCAATTAGCACTCTTAGAGCTGGTATAGATCCTGGAGTAATAGGTTTAAAAAACAGCTTTGTATTTGAAAAGGGTTCCAAACAAAGCACTCAGATTGATAGAATTGTAAACCTACAGAACAAACTGGGTTCTACAGCATCTACATTCTCAGTACAGAATCCTGAGAAGAATAGAGTTAATGAGCATGTCAATGATAGTTCACTGACTGTTATTACAGACAGTATAAACACTGCACTACAAAGAACTGACATGTACAAGTTTGGATCAACTGCAAGACATCTTGATCCCAGTATGAATCCATTTGCAGAGTCATCACTTGCAATTAGATCAATGTTCTTACCAGAAGGGTCTCAAAGACCTGGTAGATCTATTTCAGTTGAAATGATCTCCGGTACCCAAACAGTTAATAGTATCATTGACCCATATGGTAATATCAGAGATGGTGCTGTTACAGGTTCAAACACTACTTCTCTAGATAAGAGAGGTAAGTTTATCCAAGATATGCACACTTTCTTAAAGACCGGTAGAATAGAATTAATGCGTCCGGGATCTAAGAGTTCATCTTTTGGTTGGAGAATAGATGGTGGTATTGCTACTAATGCTATAGGTAAAATAGATCAGCACTTATATGTTGATATTAACTCACTGCAGCCAAATACAGCTGGTGAAGCTGATATTATAGAAGGTATCATGATCCCGTATCTATCTTCTGAGCTCAAGAGAATTAATATCTACAATGAAAGTTCTGAGGCTAAGAACTATGTTGGTTACAATAGAGAGTTTAAGAATGGTAAGACCTTTGGTCAATCATTTAACTACTTTGATGGTATACTAACTGAAGACACTCAAAATGAAATTCTAGAAAAAGTTAAGAGTCCTGGTACTAGATTACAAGACTATCTTAAAACAGATCCGGAATTAGCAAAGAAGATAAAGGCTGAGATCAAAGGTTACTTTACCAATAAAACAAATGAGCTTTATAACTACTTAAAGCAAGCTCCATTTATTGATAAGACCCTCATGGACAGACTTAAGTTAAACAACTTAACTACTGAACAGAAAGAGAAAACATTAGTAAAAGCTTTCATGTACAACTACTGGATTCACAATATGGAAACCAGTATTCTATTCTTAGGTGATATTGCACAGTATGACCACAAGAAACAAGAACTACACAAAAGAATCTCAGGTCTCATATCAAATGGACCTAGACTCCGAACAGATGTAGATGCACAAAGATTTAGTGAATACCTTGGTGAATCTTCATATGCAGCAAGTGAAAACATTACTCCTATTATGTATAAGGGTTATGCTAACACTGTAATCATGCAGGAAGTACAAAGAGATAGTATATATCTTGATCCAATCCGTAAGGGTCTTACTGCTGATTATGAAAGAAGATACAAGACAAGAAACATTCCTAATAAAGAAGCTCTAATCAAAGAGCGTGTACAGAAAGAAGTAGATAAATATACTAAGGGTGAGATTAAAGAAGCAGATGGTCAGGGGTACATTACCTTTGATGCATATAGGCTCTACAAAAAACTACAGAACAAGTGGTCAGATGCTCAAGAGAATTTGTTTCAAAGAATTGTAAGAAGAGAGGACATAAAAGCATCTGAGATTATTGAGATGTTCCCTGTGTATAAATTACAGAACTTTGGTTTTGTTGAAGACACTGTACTTCCTGTAACTGCAATGCACAAGTTTGCACTTATGCCAATTATCCCAGGTGTATTTGGTCCACAAATGGATTCGCTACACAGACAGATGATGGAAAAGGGTGTGCACTATGCTACATTTGAATCCGGTTCTAAAGTGGGTCACGTAGCACCTAGTGGTAGTAAAGCTGATATAGTATTTGAAGATGCTGCTCAAACTATTCTCAAAGAGGATATTAAGTTTACTATAAACACAATACATGCCGGATTCTTAAAAGAAGCTGCTTCTGTAAACAGTAAGTACAAAGGTGAAACAGTATTCTCTACACAGTTAAGAGCTCTAATTACTAGTGGTCTATATCAACAAGGTGACTTGATCAATAAGAACTATGCACCAATTGTAAATGAGTATAAAGACACTGTAGACTTTTACACTGAACTACTCAAATATGAACTGGAAAATGAGATTGAGTACAACAAGGACGGTGATCGTTTAGTAGGCAAACCTGATAAGTTCTTAAAATTAATCAGAGAGAACTTAGAAAGAAAAGACTATCCTGAGCACTTACTAAGACAACTTCAAACAAACAGTGATGGAACACTTAAGGGTGACCTATCATACTTCATAGATAGAAAGACTATTGAAAAGACAGTATTATCTATTGTAGAAAAGAGATTTGTAAGACAGTATGTTAAAGGTGAGCCACTTGTACAAATAGCCAGCACATTTAGCAATGGCTTGGTAACAGGTGGACCAAGATTTGAAAAACCAACTGATGCAGAAAGGAAAAAGTTTTTAGGAACTAATAATCTTCCGTTCTATCACCCAGGTGAAAATGGTAAGACCAATGCAATGAAAGTTGCTATTGCACTGCAGGGTGACTTTGCAAACTTACTTAATCTAAAACATATTGATGGTAAGCCTATTGAGACTAGACAAAGACTCAATGAGATGATCAAGAATGAAAAGTGGTTGGATACTGAAGATAACAGAAAAAAGATTACTCTTACTGCTGTACGTATTCCTGTACAGGGTCTCAACTCTATGGAGTTCATGGAAGTACATGAGTTCTTAGATCCAGCAGCAAGTAACCTAATCATGCTGCCAACAGAGATTGTTGCTAAGTCTGGTGGTGACTTTGACGTTGATAAACTTACTACATTCTTCCCTAACATTGATAAGAATGGTAATCTATATAAAGCTCCTGCTAGTAATAAAGACTTCATGGCAGAAGCAAATAAGATCAAGGACAAGAAAGCTAGAAAGAACTTTATTAAGCAACAAAAACTTGCTACACAAAATCAATTTATTGATAGTATTAGATCTATCCTTGAGCTACCTGAAAACTATGCTCCATTAGTTAGACCTAATGATACCTATATACTAAAAGATCTTGCTGATAAACTGCAGGATGATGTTAGTACTTATGATAAGTTCACCAAACAGAATGGTGAGATTAACATGAAGGGTAACAAAAAGATACTTAGCCCTACTACTACATTAGAGCCACTATACAACTTAGCTAAACATGAGGAAAATTTAGTTGGTAAAGCAGTACTTGGTATTGCTGCTATTGAAAACAAACTAAGCCCAATGTTTGATGCTGCCGGTGGTAAAATGCCACTGACATATAAAGCAACTAAATATGTAAATGGTAGATATGTTGTAGACACTAAGAACCCGGCTGATTATGATATGAGACTCAACGTCCGTCATAATAAAATTGGGGACCATATTTCTATATCAGATACTGATACTGCTGATGGTATTGATAGAATTGCTGATGTATTTTCTCAGGGTATGAATGGTTGGGTAGATGTAGAGAAAGATGAGTGGATCTTCTACATTCAGGGTAATTATGAAATTGCCCCAACATTCTTGTACTTAATTAAAGCTGGTGTACCTGTAAAAGATGCAGCATACTTTGTATCACAACCAATGATCCGTGAGTATGCTGAACAGCAAAGGCTTATTGGTGGTGACTATGGTTCAATCCTTGGTATAGCACCAAGTGCATCACAGTTTACTAGATTCCAATCCGCTAGAGATGTAGTAAATAAGTATACTGCAAAGTATTTATATGCTATCATGGATGGTGTAAGACCTGACACAGAATTCAGTGTTGAGTTCAGACCAGTAGAAAATTATACTGAGAAGCCAAAACCAATTATGACTAATGTCAATAAGAGACAGTTAGCCATAGAAATCCAGAGAGGGAACATTAACCCTCTTGAAATAATGAGAGTGTATCAGACAAGGGGTCCAAAAAAAGTTGATATATACTTTGCTCCTGATTTAAGAAACCAATTATACTATGAGGCAACTGGATTTGCTCTAAGTAAGGCTGAAAGAGTAGACGGTAACTTCTCTGTAGATATGATGCAGAACATCATTGAAAGTAAGAAGAATGTAAATGATCTTAGTAATCCAGAGATTATATCTGAGATGGCTATGTTCTTACACTTCTATGAGATCCAAAAGCAACTTATGGGTCTATCTGCAATGAAGAGATTGTTGAAACCGGATACAAAGACTTTTAATAACTTCCAACAAGTATACCTAGAAGAAGTTAATAGAGATCTACTAGATGAAGATAGTAAGATTGACCAAGAGTCTAGAAGAAGATTATTTAGTCAGAGTATTGTAAGCTCACTCTTTGATAAGACTATTATCACTGATGTTGCTGCTCCAATGATGGACCTAGTCAACAATGAAATTACTAATAAAGCTATCAGAGAGATCATTGCAACAAGAGACCTTTCATCCTTTGGTACCGGTACAGATGGTGTTGTAGCCTTTATAGATGCTTATAAAGATGCTATAGTAACTTTTATATATCAGAACTATCTATCAAATTCTGTAGATGCAAAAGGTAATCTTATTTCTGTACCAGAAGAATACCGTAAGTTAAAGATTACTAACTCCAAAGCACTAAACAATGATGTTGTCTATACAAATGAAGGCATCACTATCAATCTTAATAATATTAAGAGAGACTACAAGGAAAAAGTTTATCTAGCTAACTCAGAGGCTGGTACAGCTTATAAAAACAGAGATGGTCTAAAACCATTTAACTCTAGTGAGGATCCGTTTACTACAGAAGAGCAATACATTAGATACGTTCTAGAAAGAGCATACCAAGAGACCCAGGGTCTAAAAGACCTACAACTGAATCAGGTATCTCTAATGAACGTATACAATCCAAATGCTCTTACTAAAAACTCTGAGTACTCTTATACTAAGATGATACTTGATCTTGTTGATGAGTTCCCGGGTTTAAGATCTGAGTATCCTGTACTTGAACAACTTTCAGCTAGAGTTTCTAGAGATAGTTATCTCCTAACTCTAAATGACAGAGATGTGGCAGATGGTAGTACTAAGAGTCAATATGCTGCTAATATTAGAGCACTTGGTAACCCAAGAATTCAAAAGGTTAAGGGTGATGCAAATGCTAGAATCAGTGCCATATTTGGTCTCCTTCCAAAGATAGCTGTATACCAACATGGTAATGGAATTACTCCGTTTGGATTAGAACAAGTAGTACCGCAAGAAACAGTTATTACAGCTACCAAGAATGCCGGAGATTTATTTAAAGTAAACTACTGGAACCAGAAGACTCTTAATCTAATATTTGATAAACTAGTATCTTCTGAGAACAACCGTAAGTTATTTAAGAACTTCTTGGTTACTCCTGTACAGATTGGTAATCCTGCTAATGTAACAATTCCTGTTGAGCCATCATTTGATCCTGAGGAAACAGCTGTTGCTGCTAAACTCCCTACATCTACCCAAGAACAACCTGGTGTCAAACAGGGTGTAGAAGAATTATTTAGACTAAGACCTGAACTAGCTGCAATTGGTACTCCACAACAATATACTGAGTACATTAACACAATCTTTCCAGGCAGTGCTGTAAAAGACATTCTATATCATGGAACATATGAGTTCTTTGAAGAATTTATTAAAGATAAGAGGGGGTCTAATACAGGTAGTGGTACAATGACGGACAAGAAGAGAGGTGAAACTTTTAATACTGATTCAGAGAATGCTTTTTTCTTTACAGATAATATTGATACTGCTCTTAACTACTCATTTCTTGGAAGATATAATTATGTAGAGGGTATTCGTGGGGCACTAAATAGAATTGTATTAAAATCAAGTGATGCTCAAGAAGCTGTAAACTTTTTAAAAACAATTCCATTCTTTGATAATCTAATCAAAAAAGCAAAAGCTGATGGTAAGACCAATGCAGAAATACTTGACATTCTCAGAGATGTTAATAAGAACATCTATAGAAGAATAGATACTATGGATGTACCGGGGTTTGTTAACTCAGCAGTAAATGCTAAACAATCAATTGAACAATTTACAGTTTTCTTAGAAAATGTAGATAAGTTTAAGAGCAATGACCCAACAATCAAAACTAGATTTGGTGATTTTAACTCTACTAATGCAAGTAATTCTAGTGGTAAGTACAATATATACTATGAAAAGGATAGAGGATATTTATTTGTCCAATCAGGAAATGCTAAACAAAACACTCCTACCAAACGTGCCCTTTCTAGTGAACTGTCTGTAGAAGAAATAACTGAGTTTTTTAAGTCTGCAATTGAAGCTGATAAAAAAGTACTAGCTAATAGAGCTGAAGAAATAAAGAAGAAGGGATACATAGAGAACTATATGCCAGTTCTTGTTGATATTAAAAATCCCCTTGTTCATGATTATGAGAACTCCCCATTCCCTGATACATATAAAGATACTAAATATCCTACCCAATATATAGCAGCAAGACAAGTTGCAACGGCTATAAAAGAGGGTAATGATGCTGTAGTATATCAGAATATGAGGGATCCAATTTTGGCTACATCATATGGAATCTTTGAACCAGAACAAATTCACATTCTTGGTAGTACAAAAGACTTAAAACAATTTGGTGATTTTATTAATGGTAAATCTACCACAGAACCTGTAGTCAAGGAACTACCGTCAATTCCAATGATGCAAGAAAGCATTGATGGAATTATAAATGGTACAAAAGTTATTACAGGCCGCACTGCTAAACTTGAGAATGGTAACTACATTATGCCAAATGGTGGTATAGTAAAAGTAACATATCTCGGTGAAGCAACAGTAGAACCTAAAACAGGTACAGTAACAATTACTAATAGTGAAACCGGTATGGTAGTAACTAGAACTCTAGATCAGTTTGCTAAGGCCGAGGGGTACAAAGATGCTGCTGACTTTAAAAAGAGGTCTATTCTATCGGCATCACTAATTAGTGGTAAGAGATCTAGGTTTATCTACCAGATAGAACCAGTAAATAACGTTACGGCTGTAAGAGAAGCTGCCCCAAGTGCACCCGTAACAGGACAACTTTCACCTGAGACCAACCCAGAAATAACTGAGTTCAATACATACCTAGCAGAAAATAATAATGTTTTCCCTAAGGAGTTCAATGCATCTAATGGTAGAAGATACTTACTAAATGATAACAATCTATATGATCTTGTAAGTCCTGACGGAAAAACTATGTATCTTAGAAACATTAATCTTAAGACAGGTCAAGTTGAAAGTGTTCTAGAACCTACTGTACAAGTTACAAGAGAAAGAAAAATACAAGCTATCAAAGACATAAATGATATGATTGTATTTATGAGCCTTGATCTCAAGATGGCAGAAGATGGCTACAATGTTTACCAGATGATGGAAGATATCAGTAATGCTACTAGTATGACTGAGATTGAAAGGATTGAAGAAATAATTAGAAAATATACTTGTTAAGATGTCAATTAAAAAGTGCATAAATAAAAACAGCCAGGAATGGAAAGACCTTGTGGCTAAACACAATGGTAATGAAGTACTAGCTGAACAAGAATGGTATAGAGAGGGTTTTGGTGACCGTGATGATCTCAACTATTATCCGGAGGCAGAAGAAGAAGATAAAGTTACTGAAGCTGACAAGGCTACAACACCTATTGAAGATCTAGTAAATGATGTAATTCTAAACTTAGAAG